ATGTTAATAAACATACTATTTGAGTTTTTGTTGTATTTTCAACCTTTTTTTTTGAAACAATCGTTTTTTTTACTGTTTTTCTTTGGATACAATCAATCTAAACCCTATATTTGTGTCGTACATAATAAAACGGAAGTTGTGAAACTTCTTTTAGAATAGTTTAGTTAAGTCTAGTTTAGTTTTTGTGTTGTGATACTCCTGCTGAAAGTGTTCAGCGGGAGTATCTTTTTTATTGCTGGTTTTCAAACAGTTAGGGATACATACCGAACTTTTCACAATCTAATTTGTAACGTGTGAATGATAGAAAAAACCTCACTTTTGGGCGTATTTCATTCCACTTTTATTCCAGTTTAAAATATAAACCAGTATGGCAACATTTTTTTTAACAATTGTCCCGAATTTAATCTTAAAAAACAATAAACACACTGTAAGGATAGCAGTTACACATTGCCGGCAAACAAGATACATCCCGACTGATGTAACGATAGATTCAGAGAAAGAAATAAGCAACGGAAGGATCGTCAAAAGACCAGACAAGGAAAGGCTGAACATACACCTCATGAAGCTGCTGTCAGCGTATGAAGAAAGAGCGTCAAACATTCCTTTTGCAGACAGCCTTACATGCAGCCAGCTTATCAAGATAATCAAATCACCAACCTCGGGAGAAAAGCACAGGACATTCTCTGAAATAGCAGACGAATATCTATCACAGATTGACAAGGATGACAGAGGAAAGACCTACAAGCTGTACAGGCTTGCAGCTAACAGGTACATGGACTTCGCCGGTAATGATACTCTGATGGAACACATCACTCCAATTCGGATCAACAACTACTTAATGAGCCTTCAGAAAGACAAACTCTCCCAGACAAGTATTAAGATATACATTACTCTTCTGAAAGTAATCATCAACTATGCAGTGAAAATGAGATATGTGTCATTCGAAGTGGACCCATTCGTGACGGCTAAAGTTCCGTCAGCAAAGAAAAGGGACACGTACATAACAGTAGAGCAGCTTAAGAAAATACGTGATGCCAGACTGGACACACACAGCCTTTCAGTAGTACGTGACATTTTCATGCTGACTTATTATCTTGCCGGAATGAATCTTGTTGATATGCTGGAATACGACTTCCGGAATACAGATGAAATATACTATGTCCGAAAAAAGACCAGGCACACTAAAGAGGGAGACAATGCGGTGAACTTCTCTATTCCTGATGAGGCAAAGCCAATCATACAACGATACATGGACAAGAAATCAGGAAAACTCATTTTCGGCCGTTATTCAAGCTATGTAAGCTGCTACAATGTTCTTGCAAGAAAGATTAAGAAACTGGCAGAAATTGGCGGAATTAAGCATTATTTTACCCTGTATTCAGCCCGTAAGTCTTTCGTTCAACACGGATTCGACTTAGGTATTCCATTGTCCACGCTCGAATATTGCATCGGACAATCAATGAAAGACAGCCGGCCGATATTCAACTATGTATCCATTATGAAGAAACATGCAGACAAGGCAATCAGAGAAATTCTTGATAATCTGATGTAAAAAAACACCGAAATATTTTGACAATATGCAAATGCTTATTATCTTTGTAGTGTCAAACAAAGAGTTATTCACTTAATTAAAACAACATGGAAAATGAAGAAAGGAAAAAGTTAGAAGAAGAGTACAAGAATCTCAAACTGCTAATCGAATTTCATTCAACCTACGGAGTTCTTGAGAAATCAGAATACGAAAAGATGGTTAATGACATTCTGGACCGTATGAATGAAATCCGAAAGATGTTGGAAAAAGAGTAAAAAAACAGCCCTCCCTACTGGGAGGGCATTAAAAATAGATTTATGGATAATATGGATAAATACCTTCCTAACGCAGACATGCAGGCTGCATTTGAGAAGTTCAAAGAGCTAAAGACTGCTGAGGAAAAACTTGCCTTCCAAAAGGAAATGAAGGTGAAACTATCCTCAATGAGTGAAGAAGAAAAGAACAAGTACATTGCAGATTCCAAAGCCGGACTTCAAGCTACCGTTGAGGCTTGCGAGGATTTTATTACCAGGGCAGAAGAAACTATACTAAAGGATAAGCTGGGTGAACTTCCTGATATAATCTCATTCAGCTACATAGCAAAGAAATACTTTGGCAAAAGCCGGAACTGGCTGTACCAGCGAATAAATGGATATACTGTAAATGGAAAGCCTGCAAAGTTCACACAGAATGAATTTCAAACATTCCTGAATGCACTGGAAGACATAAGCAATACAATAAAAAATACTTCGGCTTCGCTTAAATTTAATTAAGTGACTTTGTTTGACATGTCCCCGCACTAAGCCGATGCGGGGATTTTTTTGTTCATAAAAAATAATTCGTATATTTGCAATACCATAATGAAGGGCAGTGGCCCTGATTTTGGTTTGACTTTTAGTGAGGGGGTGGTTCCCCTCACTTTTTTTATGCCTATTCTCGAACTTTTATCAGATAACATAGTAACACAAATAGAACCAGCCAGTGAAGTTGATTATTAGTGTTGTTGAGGCTGTTCATAAAGAAGCCCCTTCCGGATATTAATCTGGTCGGGGCTTTTGTTTGCTAATAAAAGCGAACTTCTACACTGCAAAGTTAAAAATTTCTTCATTTCATATACAATCTCTATAATTACAGATATGACTATTATAAAAGTATCCCATTCGTGTATATCTTTCTAAAACTGTCAACTAGTCCGATTTTTTTGACTATTCAGATATAAAAAAGCGGTGAACCAACCTGTTGGAACACCGCATTATATAAATTTTAGAAGCGATTAGGACAGCTACCTATAAATTTATAGATATTAATTCTTCACCTAATTTGTGAAGTGCTGTTTCGATTTTAATAACTTGTTCTGGTCTTGGATTACGACTACCAGAAGCATAATGCCATAATTGTTTTTGATTAATACCTGTTATACGTTCAAGTCCAGATTTTGTAAAAATCCCTGTGTAAAATTCAAGAAATGATTTTACATCCATTTTAAAGGTCAATGAATACTCTCCCTTAAGCTCTTCAGGAATTTCATCTCCATATTCTTGGCAATCTTCAAGTAATGCATTAATAGCATTAACAATGTTTGCTTTGATTTCATCAATATTGTGCCCAGTAGCGACAATACCATCGACCTCTGCGAGATAAGCTGAATAATTGTTTTCAGTTTTCTCAATGATAACAGTCAAAGCTTTCATAATTCAATTTGTGTAGAAGTTTAGCTTATATATAGTTTCAAATAAGTAAGTAAGCCTTTATACACCTATTAGACAAGCAGGATGTGCTAATCTTCATCCTGCTGTCCTAATCGGGTGTCAAATCTTATCGAAATCAGACTCTTTTAAACCAGCCTGTCGTAAGATGCTCATCAATGTCCCAATGGCAACTTCATCATTGTCTTTACCAGGAATTGGGATGGAGCGAGGAGCACCTTCCTTCCGGTATATAGCATGATCACCTTTGGTCCTTGAATATTTCCACCCATTCGCTTCTAATAAATCCTTCACGGACTTTACTTTTTTTACCTTCATAAAAAAACTATTTATTATTTAACGAAATAGCATTTCTGCTATGTGGATGGTGCAAAGATAACTATTTTTCTACTATTTGCAAATAAATTGATAACTTTTTTTCTACTAATATTACCATTCCCACAAGTTGTAATTGACCGTTACGGCTAATACTGGGGACAAACCATTCCGCCCGATACCATATCCGGCTGATAGACCAAATCCCCATCTCTTTTTCGTATTTGACACGATTCTATCTCTATACACGTACTGTGTCACCGTTTTTGGATAGACTCTGATTTCATCCAGCCGTGGAGCCACGCCGCTAACCTTGGCATAGTAGTTGCTATCCTGATACTCTTTATACTCACGCAGGTGCCAGCAGGTGTCGCTCACATAAATGGTATCAGAGTTATCAATCCAGGCGATGTAAGCTTGCGGAGACAGAATGTACATTGTATCCACATCGACCTTTGTGACCACATGGACAGATGTAACAGTATCAGCCTTCCAAATATAGGCTTTAGTTGGCGAACGGCTGCACCAGCCTAAACCGAAAGCCAGTACAGTTATTAAAAGATATGGTAAGTATTTCATATTATAATAATTTTGGCTGATGTTCTGATAGCCGTTCCATTGATATGTCGTAATATTCTTTGTCTATTTCAAAACCTATGTAATTGCGTTTTGTGTTTATACAGGCTATAGCCGTACTTGCTGAACCGCTGAAAGGGTCTAATACAGTGCATCCTTCATCGCAGACTATATTCAATAAGCGTTCAAGTAAGCGGACTGGCTTCTGTGTTTGATGTATAGCTTTATAGTCTCTTTTTAATTTAATTACATCACGCTCTAATACTCCATCTTTAATTTTTCGTGCTACTCCTAAACATGGAGACTGGACTTTAATATTATGACAAGTAACTCCGTTTTTGCTGCCATATAAAAAATTAAAAGATTTATTTTCTAAGTATTGTTGAACTATAGTTAACTCTTTAAAATTACTCAATACATTTTTTAATCTTTTTAAATCGCATAATACTTTTTCTTTGTTATATATTATGTGTTCTTCATATTTTATATGAGACTTTTTAATTTTTTTATTTCCTATACAATGTATAGATATTGTTTCATGAACTCTTTGAATTGGCAAAAGTGGAGATGATGATTTAATTTTATCCCAAATAATCTCCTCTTTAAAAGTAAATCCCATATCAGCAAGAATACAATTCCAACGATAGAAAGAAGTTCCCCTCCCAAACAAAACGATAAAAGCATCTTTTTTCAAAACACGTTTGCATTCAGAGAAAAAAGTCGATTCATCAAACGGCCTGTCTAACTTCTGATTTTTAAGGTAAAGATAAGGAGGGTCTGTTAGAATACAATCTATACTATTGTCAGGAATACGTTTCATTCCTTCCAAACAGTCCTCATTGTATATTTTATTTAATTCAATCATGGCTTCACAACAATTTCAGGGATAAAAGGATACTCAGAACGTACATCAAAGCATGGACACATCTTCGTCCATTCTTCCAGTTCCACGATTCCGTCTCCGTCAAGGTCTGGCGACGTGTCACGATGGCCAAGAACCTCTACAATCTGGTATTTTGAACAAAGCTCCTTAATCAGCTTGGCCAACGCCTTCTTCTGTTCCGGCGTTCGTGTATCAGCTGCTTTACCGTGCTCATTCAGTCCACCCACATAGCAGATACCAATGGAATGCTTGTTGTAAGACACACCGGAGAAACCCTTAGAATTACAGTGTGCTCCGTCGATGGTCAGACTACGGCCAACCTCGACAGTACCATCAAGCCTTACCACATAGTTGTATCCGATGCACTGGAAACCACGGGCTACGTGCATTTGATTAATCTCTTTTTTACCGATGTCCAGCCCGGCTTTCGTGGCCGAGCAATGGACTATAATAGCATCAATTTTGTTCATTTCTTCTCCTCCTTTATCTTCTTAATTATTTTCTGTGCTTCTTCAGGCGTGAGGCATTCTACAATCTTAGCAGCCATGTCGGCCACTTCCGCTGCATGACTCTTTTTCCTTCTTAGGTTCTCCACTACGGAAAAACCCTCCACAAACAAAACTCCTGCCGTACCGATAATTGCTCCATACGGAATGTTATACCATGGAAAACAAAGTCCTAGAATATCAATCAGTACGAAAAACACCACCAGCCTGTAATAGTCCACGATTTTCGTACCTGTCTTACGGAGTGGTCGGCTGCATATCTTTTCCTTGTTGGCCCGTGCAGCGTCTATGCCGGTCCACATATCCAATAGACAAGCGGCCACTATCAGCACAAGACAGGCGAATATAATTGCCACGCCTGCACGTAAATCCTGTGTAATGAATCCTACATACTTTTCCATATCTCAACAAAAACTGTAACATAGGTCGTTATTACAAGAGTTATCTCAGCCCAGAATACCGGTTTCAAGCTTACAAGATCGTTGTAAAAACTAGAACTTGACTTTTTCTTAATAAGGCTATACGCAATATAGCCAACATACACAAGCCAAAGCAATAGAATCCACTTGAAATTAAGCCATACCCATATCTGTGAAAATACAAGAAGCATAATTGCCCCAGCATAATGAGCGTTACGCTCAGATTTTTCCCCCTTGAAATTCGGAGAAATACCAACTAAAGCAATTCCTACTATGGTAAGGAAAATCAAGAACTGTGATGATTCCGAACTTACTTCAAGGGCAACAGGTAGCAATGAAAACCCTGTTGCAAGCATAACAAACGTAAACCACTTCTTGTGCTCAATCCTGTAATAAGTATCCGAAACTGAATAAGGTACTCCTGATTTTACAATTACTACAGCGATATAAATCGCAATAACAAACAATGAAATTAAGAATAGGACAGTCATATCACATAGATAAATTATTAAACAAAATACCAATTCCAACAGCAGCAAAAATCGTCACACATCCAGCAATAGACGCAAGAACATCAAACCAGTCAGCCTTATCATCCATGATAATTTCTTTTACAACAGACAGAAAAGCCACTACCGTTGTGCCAATTATTACACATGATATTTTTCCACATGAGTCTAAATCACCCTCCTGAAGAATTGATACAAAAGTGATAACTGCGCAAATCCACCCTCCTCCAAGGAAATGCAATACCTTGTCATTCCCTACCTTTTTAATCAAATCATCTAATTCCTTCATATAAAATAAGATTTAATAAAACAAAAGGCCCTCTGACAATGCACAATACATTATCTGAGGGCCTTCACAAAGATATTGATTATATTATATCATATCTTTTTCCACAAAAATCCTATTACATTTGAAATAAGGAAAATTCTGATATACAGAAACATGCGAATTACCTAAATATACAGCTCAAGATTCAATGAATCCTTTTTCTCCCATCCTTCTTTCAACGTCTCCTGAATATGTTCCATAGCCTTTAAGTAAAAATCCTGTAAACTATCAAGATTCTCAAACGTTTTATAATACGGCTCATCATCAGTACCTAACTTGAAAGTTACTGGAAGATTCTTTCCGGAAGTCTGAACAGCAATGTCGTATGCTGCCTTGTAGTTGAATTGGTTCTCGTTAGACAGCCATACAGTATGACCTTCGTATTCTAACCCAGAAAGTATCTTTTTATCGGTTTCAGAATTGTACCACTGAGATATGATAGAACGTATTTCTTCATCATCTGGTTTATGGTCAAGTTCCTCCTCCATGTACGAACTTGAACCATCTTCTTTTGAAGTTACATCCCATCTAAGGCGCCATTTGCTCTTTACTGGATTTGTGCATTCAAGTAACCTAATATCAGAATATCCTTCTACTCGTTTCATATTATCACGTGAATTTATACTTAACTTTATTCCCGTCGAACGTCTCCGGCTCAATCACAGTCTCAAATGGGAATCCATCTTCGATGTTGGAAATCTGGTCCAAAATAGACTTCATTTCTTCAGATGCTGTGAAGAACTTCTTCCATTCTCCGGTTTTTTTATTCTTAATGGACACAAGATACCTTCCTTCTCCTTCCGATGTCTTAATGTCCGTCTCATAGTCATGTACCTCTATCTCAAGATTTATCAACGTCTTGAGAGATACCGTTTGTCCTGGGAACCGTTTCTTTCCATCTGCAGGAGTATATACGACTCCCATTTCACTAAATTTTTTCATATCCTTATTTGTTAATTTTTTGAACAATCTACAACAATCCGCATGCTTGGTCATTCCGTAAAAAGAAGCAATAAGCACATCCCTTCTCTTAGAGCTTTTTACTTCGTGCATTTTTCTTGCAAACTTTTTCTTTATTCTCTTCCTGAGCAATACATGGTCAGGAAATATAACATAGCCTATAAAGTCTATCCCTTGTTCTGTCGGGAAAACCCTGACGTTATCCTTTATCTCAAGATTTATTCCATCAAGCCTTTCCTTTATTACGTTATAAATGGACCACAAATATTCCTTATTTGAAGATAGAACAACCATATCATCACAATACCTGTAATAATACTTCACACCTAACTCATCTTTCAGGTAATGATCCACAACAACAGACAGAAGAAGATTTCCAAGGCATTGCGAGCTTCTAAGTCCAATGCTGATACCTGAAGGCATCATACGGACAAACTTATCGAGAAGGCATATCAGAATCTTATCCTTAAACACACGTTTTACGCAATCCATCATTGCATCCTGGTCTATACTTTCATAAAATTTATGAATGTCCATTTTCAGACAGTATCTTGTTCCTTCCACATCATTACGTATATCATCCCTGATATACTTCATCAGGTCGTGCATACCTCTTCCAACGATACTCGCAGAAGTTGTCCTTATGTAACGTGGTAACAAGTGTTTATCAACAACACGCATTACAGCATTAATAGCTATTCTTTCTCTCAAAGATAAAACCTGAATATGTCGAAGTTTTCCACCTTCAACAACATCTATATCTTTGTATCCAGATATTTCAAAGCTCCCGTCCGCAAGAGACTCGGACAATCCCGTAAGTATTCTTTCCGTATCCTGTATAATACGCTGGCCTGACTGAGACAGTTTCCTTTTTGTCCCACGAAGAACCTGTTTGTAAGATTCATACATGTTCGAATACTCAACAACCTCACTCATGATGTTACCTATTCTCTTCATGCCTTCAATCACCGGGCCCAACTTCTTCGGGAAAAATCCCTACCAAACTCTACCCATTCAAGTTTTTTTTCAACTTTCCGGTACAAATACCGCTTTTGTTGAGGCTCATCCTCCTGGCATAAAGCCATTATTTCCTTCTGATTGATTCCGAGACGCGAGCCGATATTCGTATTCGTGGACGAGGAATCGTTGCCGCAATTCGCGTACGAGACACCGCCATTCGCATTCGAGTTGTTGTTCGACCGGCACACCACACGGTACAGAGGAATCCACCCTCGTGGCAAATGTAATGCTTTTTTCATAATCCAAAAAATAAAAAATTTCGACGGGCTTACGCCCGTTTTTAAAAGGTGACGTAAAAAACTACGTCACCTTCCTAAATCATATTATGCCAAAATCGCTTTTATCGCTTTAAACGCAGTCACGCTTTCCGCTTCTTCGATTTCGCCTCTGAAGGCGAGACGCGAGCCGATATACGTAATCGCGGACGAGGAATCGTAGCCGCAATACGCGCACGAGACACCGCCAAACGCATACGAGTTGTTGTACGACCGGCACACCACACGGTTTGCTGTACCTGATGGTGTAAAAATATCACAATAATAAGTAGTCGAACTTCCTTTCTGTGAATGTACTCCTACAATATCCATATATTTCTGATGATACATACCTGTACAATATCCATCAACAGTTCCAGACTTTACCTTTCTAGTGCTTCCATCTGGCATTTCGATAAGCAACTTATATTGTTCCTGTTCATTCGTGTTAGGCAAAGAAACACCTGACAACCATTCATACTTATCACCGTACAAATTCTCATATCCCATGCAGTTTGTATTGTAAATGAGAGAATATACATTATTTCCATATTCATTTGGGCGTACATACCATGCATTGGAAGTCTGATGTGCTCCTCCATCTGAATTATAGCTTATGGTATCCTGCATACCAAGCAATGCCGTAGTTCCGATATTTCTCTGTTCTGTTGACTGTCCATATCCGCACTGGTCCTGAGAATCACGACGACCATAGAAAGCAAAAAACAAGTTAGCTATATCCTTGTGCATCTCCCAGTCAATAAGTTGAAGTCCCCTTTGCTTGGCATAATAGATGAAATCACTCTGAGTCAATGAGCCAACACTTGCATTACCTGTAGCAGCCGAATACAATTTACTACCTATCGTACATGCCTCAAAGACAGCTACCAGACACGGTTCATGCTCAACCCAGTCAGGTTCCATATCTTCAATCTTATCGCTGTTGCTCAATACCACGCAATCAAATTCCGCATACTTATGAATAGTAAAGTTCAATTCCGTAGCCCCTTCCGGAACATCACAGATAATATACATACCATTGACAAACCTATTGTTTAGAGAATCTACAAAAACATCCTTCACTACATTCTTTCCGGAATCTGTAAAACATGAACCAATCATTGATGTACCAAGTACAGTCGGGAATCTCACTTTCTTATATCCAAACACGTTAACTTTACAGACAAGATAATTTGAATCCTGTGAATAAGCATCATCAAGATGCTGTCTTCCAACAGTCAGTTTATACCCTTCACGCACATTCTTTTCAGACTCAATCTCATCATAACCAATAACCTTACATTCAGGTCTATCCGGCATTTCTTCATTCGAACTGAAACATGAATACTTCTTGTTATTCAGGTAGTCATTGATACCCTTATACCAATAATGAGGCTCATAGATATACACGTCACCTTCAGTAGAATCCAACTTAGCCGGTGTTCCTGAAGCTGCGACTTCCGCATCCGCATAATAATTACTATCCTCATCATGAAGCTGGCATATAACCATCTTTCCTTCTGATTTCAGTTTACCAAGTACCCGATGTCTGTTTCTCCTGATAACTGATATATGAGCACTTGTCTGATAAGTATTGCCAAACTTGTATCCGGTCTCATTATCAAGGTTAGATATATTTGCATCGTCCGGAACTGTATCATCAAACTCAATCATAGTATATTGAGGCTGACGAATATTCAGCTCATCAAACCGTTCAGCATATTTAGCATACACTTCTTCATCAAGATACTTAGTCAGTTTGTAGTTGCCAACCAGCTTACACCTTGTATTTGTAGTGATACCTTGAGCGTCAATACCTCCAATACCAGAATCATACCAAACCTTCAAATCACTTCCGTCTCCTTCCAGATTAATTCCAGTTATACGAACATATTTCAATGCACCTTTAAGAGCGAACATCTCATCAAATACCTTTTTACCGTCTATAAGGGCACAATTTTCAATCCATAATCCTGTAAGATTATTCTTTGCATCAAATGTGATAGCATCCCATTCTATATATTGCATTGAACGCAGTACAAGAGTCTGGAAGTTTTCAGGAAGATGAAGTTTATTAATAAGCGCACCCTCAGCAAAGGTTATTGTAGACATCTTTGTACATCCGGATGCGTTCACTTCTTCCAGACGGTTGCATCCTGACAGGTCAAGGCTCGGAAGGTTGGTGTAGTTGACTACCTCAAGCTTACGCAGCATCGGTATCTTCGTACCAAGAACAAGCTCTGTCAGTGCGTATGTCTTTGCGCTGCTTCCAAGAATAAGCTCCTCAAGAACAGGAAGCGTCGGAAGGCTCATGTCCGTAAATCCACCCCACGCAGACAGGTCCAGTTTCTTCATCCATTCACCACCGTACAGGTGGAATATTGTTCCAATGTTGGCCATCTGGTTATAAGTATAACTCCATTCCACATCTTTAGTAACCTTTTGATGCACCATTGTATCACCTTCACGACGGAATTCAAAATAGAAATCACGAAGCGGAGTAGCCTTTACTGTAGCACCTGCAGCACTATTTCCTTTGAACGATATATCAGTTGCTGTATATTGTCCCGTACTATATCTTGCATCAAATAACCCCATACGATTCGTTATCCACCAGTGACGGTGTGACTTACGACTACCTTGCATAGCTTCCAGGTACGAATACTTGACATTTGTAACTGAACCATCCTGATTTACTTCAACACCTAATGTCTTCGGCTCAACATATTTGTTCAAAGCATCAAGGTTATATATTCGTTCACAGAACTTTGCGCTCTGCTCGTCATCGAACATTTTAAATATAGTGCTGTTTGACATTCGTTCACGAATACGTCTGTACGCAGCCTGCAATTCTTCCGGGAACTGTTCACGAAGATTCTTCCACAATACACTATCATGACCAGCATAGGCATACACCGTCTTTTCTTCAGTTGAAAGCTCAGGATCGACAGTGTTTTCGTCCACATCCCAGGAATACTTCAGACGGCCGTCGTTACGCACACCCAAAATAGTATCGCAGTCATAGAATATCATATAGGCAAGAACCTTGTCTTTTTCCGGATCATACCAGAATCCCATCATCATGTTCTTCACGCGCTGGTCTACGCATCCCATTATTTCAGTAAACATATAATAGTCGCACAAATAGTCTACATCAAACCAGTTTGCGAGCTCAGCCTTGAATTTTCCACCGTCGTTCTGTGTGCTCTTTACCCACTTCACCAACGGCTCAAGATATTTCGGCTTACGGGTTCCAGCCTCATACTCGGCGTTTATGTCGTCATCATCCGGGAATCTCGCCTCAAATACCTTCAGCCAGTTCGGGGTACCGTCATCACCCTTTGTATCAAAATCATCATCCAGGAACATGCCCATCGGGTAGTCATTGTTCAGGAACTCCCAGCACTCGGTCGGGTTAACGCCACTAAACTTATCTGCTACCCACGACTGGTCATGATAACCAGGTATATCGCAGAATCCAAATACAGCTTCTGTTGACTTGTCGTTATTGAAATTGAACTTGCCAAGGAACTGTGGAGTTTCGTCCAGGGTACCGCGGTAGAACAGGTAACAAGGTTCACCGTCGATGGTTGTTCGCACATCATATCCATATTCTCCTGAACAATGTGCCTGAGCAGGAGTCAACTCTCCTGCAGCAGTAAGGATATTCTGTACAATTTTTGCCATACCAGTGTTATGTGATGATGAGGATTCGGCAAAGTCAGCCTTAAGACAGAAACAATCCACAGGAGCTGCTGCCTTGTTGGATGTACCTGCCTGACGGAATGAGTATTTCGCCTCTTCCTGAAGCTCTCCTCCAACACCTTGTTCGTCACAGCCAAGATACAAATCACCGGCTACCTTGGAAGCATTCTTGAAATAAATGCGGTAGTTCTTTATCGGATATGCAAGTGATGAAGTTCCCTGCAGACGGATACATCCTCCCACGCACTTGAAGTTCAATGACTGGTTCCCTTTCACCACACAAAGCATCTCGTCCACATCATATTTCGGGTCTTTGTCGTTATTGACAGCCGCTTGGAGAACAGTAGGAACCCCATTGTCCTGCCGCCCGGTAATGATGATATAACGCATTCCGTCCGGAACACTGTCAACTGTAACATTTCCGTTGTCATCAATCACATTATTTGATTCATACAACGCAAACATGTCATCAACAGAATCCTGGTCAATCATATAACAATCCAAAACCTGAGAATCACTAAGATACGTATTATAAGCCCTCAACAGATACACATCTAACGTGGCACCGTCTGCTCCCATGGTAACAAACTGCGGGTCGGACTGGTAAATGCTATCAGAAGCAGACCTCTGTACAGAACCTGACATGATTCCGTTGATATACAGATATACCATCTCAGTATTCAGTTTCTCATATTCTGATGAACCAGATGCTGATTTAGGAAATGAGACAAACATTACCTCATAGACTTCGCCTGAAGCCATCTTCATGGATAATGAGGACTTACCTTTAGTCTGCATTCTTGCTTCCTGTGATGTTATCACAAAACCTGTTCCATCACCGTCAACGCATCTTATCAACTCAGCTTCATCATCCACAACTTCAGAGACCTTATACTTTACAGCAAAAGCAAAAGCGTTAGTTACGTTCTGGTCTGGTTGCCTTAACGGAGCATATTGAACGACAGCACGAGCTTTGTCATTCAATCTTAACGCATTTCCAATCCATCCGTCACCGCCCCATTTGAATCCTTCGAACACAGTTTGAATGCCGTTATAACTCCATTCTTCACGGTTGACATCATTATTATTTCTTCCCTGTGCAGAAAGTTTGAGAGTCATTCCGTCTGTTGGTTCACTTATATTGAGTTCACTCTTCTCTGCAATCAATCTGAAGCTGTATTCAGTTTTGCCTACAACAATCCGGCACTTCTGTTCTCCATAATTAGAAGCACGAAGCGTAAGATTCTGTACAACGAAAGGAACAGATGATGATGAGGCTACATCTTCACCAACATATACGATGGCATTTGTAGGAGTTTCTTTAGGATTATATGCGGCATAGGATAGTGTATATACATCAAACTGCTTTGTTTGTATGTAAGGCGTATTTTCTCCCAAGATAAGGCTTCCATCAGGATAGTCGAACCTTGCATATACTATCGGAGCATTATTATCAGTTTCTCTAACACCTATTGCAAAGTATATGCTGTTTGATTTAATTATATTATCCTCAGACAGCTCAAGTTCTACGACAAGCTGAACAGAATGGGTTCCATGTGACATTCCGGATGTATCTATACTGAATGATCCATTCGCTGTTGAAGCAGTTATACTTCTATCTTCCTTGTCAACACCATCAACGTAGCACCTTAATGTTTTGTTTCCTGCTCCTGACAGAGCATAAGGGATAGTGACACTATCTCCTCTATTGATAGATGTTGCAATATTGAATGAACTGGATAGAGTCAACTGAACCACATTGATTGTCCATGTAATTTGAGAAACCTGCATCTCTGCGCCTTCACCGACCTGAACCTTTACCCTTACAGTATTGGTACCTACTCCCATATACTTTGTCACATCAACAGTATTGCTGCTTCCTGCATAGATGTTACTTTCTAATGTATTGGTGTTAGCACCTTGTATGATTGTCACTATCGCCTTAGCCGGGTTTCCTGTTGATTCTCCAGTCTCAGAATTGACATGGTCATACTTGTATGTCAATTTCACATCGTCTCCAATCTTTACAGTCTTGTTTGCTGTAACTCGAGTAAGAATTACCTTCGTTGCAAGACTGCTTCCACCACCTGCACCCGAGAACTGGTCTGTAGTACTTATCACTTCACCTCCTGCGTTCAAGAGAGAGATAGAATATACCTTCTCATCACCCTCTCCTATCGCGTTCAATTGTATTCCTGACGCCACCGAGCCTGTATTCTTCTTTAACTCATTGAATACAGCCTTTCCACTTACAGGGTTAGTTGAATTTTCATTAACGGCCTGGTCCACTTCAACAACTGGTATCTCAAGGTCAACATGTCCATTTTCATCCGGTGTCAACTCTTGAACAGAAATACCTTTTGTTACTTTAATTTTCTTAATCGCATCTCCACCTCCGAAACGTTCCCAGGCAGAAGGCTCAAGCCAGCTTTCAATGCTGGTTCCTGAAAAACGATAGTCCTCCCATTTACCTGCAGATACTTCGAATGTAATAATCTTACCCTTCTTATCTTCATCATCTATCTTGTCGTTTGCGATTGCCTGAAGTGCTGTTTCAATAGTGTAATACCCTTCTATCAATGGATGCTGCACGGAAACATTGTAGAATCCGCTTCCTGTACCTCCACCTGAAATCTGTTTCCAGTTACTTTCAGTGCTCCAGTTTTCAATGGAATCACCGGTGAAAGTAACGTCAATCCATGAACCATCATCGGAAAGATAACGCACTTCAAACCCATGAATTCTGAGTTCTTCCGGAACAAGATTGACTGCGGAAGCCAAATCTAATCTTTCGCCATTTATAGAAACATTTTTAAAGAAGATATTTTCATCAATCTTATCAGATAGTTCTTTCTTGGTATCAGTAATGTTCTTTTCAATCTCACTGAACTTCTTAAAAAGTGTAGAATTAGCTACAGGACGGTCTGAATCTTCAGAAAATTCCTTATCTGTAATAGTAACAAGCTCTCCTCCATCCTTCCATTCATTTGTCTCTGTATCCCAGTTATATATATGGCGAGGATTTCCAACATAAGCATAACAACCATTATCCCCAATGACATTATCTAATAAACTTTTTGAGTCGTAATAGCCAAGAAATTTCTTACCTGAAGACGTAGTCGGATAAGCAATATTTTCTATTTGTAATAAAACCTGATTTTCATAATCTTCATACTTATAACAATAAATTCTAATTTTTTCAGATTTTTCATTTTTATCATATGGTATAACTGAAATTCCTATTGTAGTTGATGAAGAAGCTCCATTTACTGTAATATATCCATCCCAATAATATGGTATACCTGAACTACCAATTTTTTCTATTCTAGGTATAAATAAATTAAATTGTTTAGTAATATCATTATTTATTTTAAAACATAAGATTAAAAATGAACCCAATGGAATTTCATTAGGTAAAATTACATAAGCAATATCATTAGGAGAAGTGTTAGTAGTAACTGATATTCCATCAAGTTTAATTGTATCAATACCTGGATAAGGAATATCAATTCCTAAATTATCCTTCACCTGCTGTTGTTCCTCTTCAGATAAGGCTTGCTGGTATTTAAAAAGTACATCATTCGTTACCCTTTTAGCAGCATCTTCCGCAATAGAAACAGCTTCTTCTCCTTTCTCCTTAGCATTGTCACCCTGTTCTTTCGCATAATCTCCCTGTTCTTTCGCATACTGCGCAAGTTCACCTGACTGGCCGGCCAATACAGCCTGTCTCTTTGCTTCTTCAGAATACTCCTTGGATTTTTCAGAATATTCCTCAGATTCATTTGCAGACTCTTCGGACTTCTCAGCATAGTTCTGTGATTCGGCGACAGCCTGATTAGCATCTTGAAGAACTTTTGAAGATACATCCTTTGCAAGATTCTCAGCACTGATTTTTCTTCCCTTATTCAGCTCTATAAAATCACCCTCTGAACAAGATTCAACCTCACTCAACTGGTCTATTGTAGCAGAATTAGTCTGTAAGGATTGAATCACAGATGATATGATTTCCTGTTTTTCTTCGTTTGTCATAAATCTATAGTTTTAAATCTGTAATTATCATTATCAATGGTTCTATAACGTGAATCATCTACACGTCTCATTATCATCTTGTTGTTCGTTTCAATATCAGGATTTAACAATGAAACCCTTCTTATTGCCTGTTTAAACACATAAGACCTTATACCCTCTACAAGTACATTCATTTCAGGTACATTAGAATCAACCCTGGCATAACGAACGCCATCGACATAAAAATAGCTGCAACATAATGCCTTGTTTAGCAACTCTGCATACCACACTGGACAGCCTTTTGAACCTCCCATAGTAAGAGACTTCTGTACATTGTCAATACTATATATGTCAATAACATCATTACCTGAAGTTGTATATTGCTCATTATCTACTCCGAAAACCCAATCATCATCCTTAAATCCACCAGGTATTCTGAAATCAAAAAAGTATTGCATTCCATCAATCCAAAATACAGCATCCTTTCTCATCCTATTATTAGGATTTGAATACTGCAATAGAACAGTTCCAGAGACATCATCTGTCACACGGAATACTTCTGAACATACCCCATCAACTTCAACAGAATATAGGCCATCATTCAATCCTGTTATTTCTGTGAAATACAAAGTTTCATTGGGGTTCATCAACCAAGACCTCATGTTAACCATCCGCCTTTTCCCGTCTATTACATCAACGATATATACTGATGGGGAATTACTTTCATTGTATGCTATTATTTGCAAAAGAATATGGTCATACGGAGAGAATGACTGCATATATCTGCTTGATAATCCAATATCCGTAGATGGCTTGAAAAACAATGGTGTAAAAGGACTTATCTTATACATATTAGCATTCAATTAATTCATATTCCAATTTTTCGTCACGGCCGACCCCTATATCCAGACCGCTGACGAATCCTCTGCATGTCCGGCCGTTCCACTCAAATTCCACATATCCGCTCCAGTCTTCCGGAAGCGACATGTCATTTGTGCTCACCTTGATGTCCCCTTCACGGAAAAGCGGGTTCTCAAGCGAAAAGTTCCTGTATATCTGCCTTGAATCAATCATGATGCCTTCAAGGACATTGCTTGACGCATATATCAGCGACGGGGCGAACGAAGCGAGATACCTTTCATTCGCAGATACCAGAAACTGAGGGGCAAGAGAAGCATTAAAGACGGTATCAGTAAACACACCCGACACGGACACGCTGCGGTCCGGTTTATAGCACTCCTCCCCTTCGTCCGCCGCAACAAGAAAAACATTGTTGTCGCTCTCCGTATCGGAAGTGTCCTCGTTCCGTTTCTGTGCAAGCTCCTGGAATCCGTAGCTGTCCGCACGGTACGGACAAAGAAAATCCAATGTCTGCTCCTTCAGGTTCAGTCCGGTGGAGTAGTTCATTGTCCTGTTGAACTCGTCCCTGCCGTTGTTGCCCAAGTCATATTCCTGATCTTCATATCCGACCTTCACATCCGAATAGATGCGCTGTGCGGAAACGGAATATGAAGGCTCGCCGGTTATCTCCAGCCTCTTGGCCGGCTTGTCTGAAAAAACAGAGCTTCTCGGAACGAACCGCACGACATACCTTCCCCCGCCGCCACTCTCCGGAACATCCGTTCCCCCGCCGCTTCCCCTTTCCGGAAGGTCGGGTACGGTACCGGAATACATGAGCAGCCGGTTTCCGGAAACGGCGACATAGCACATTCCTCCGTCATACAGGCTTTCATCGGACATATCCACAAACACGGCTCTCGGATTGAGCCTTCCGTCCTTCTGGTACGATTCCGAATCAGGAAATATCCCGTAATATCCGCCGTCGTCGCCATGATAGAGAAACCTGCCGTCCTGGCGGCCGCACATTATCCGGCTGCGGTCAAGAGTCCCGCTGAAAGTGCCGCTGTCGGAAACGCTCCCGGAAAGAAATCCTCCGAATGCGGCAAGATGATTATATCTCGCCAGATCCAGGGTTCGGAGAGTATAGTCCTCCAGACGCTTGTTCGGAGTATCGGTTATATAGAACTTTCCGCCTACAAGGTCAAAGAGAACGTTATCGTCGTTTACTTCATATGTGAGCAGATTGAAGATAAAATACTTGTCCGATGTCGGAAAAAGGCCGAGATAATAAAACCCGTCGCTTCCCAGTCCGGCAAAATACCAGTCTTCGCAATACTCTACCCTCACCAGACTGACTCCGTCCGGCATCGTAACATTGTTATCTTCCTTATAAGGCAAATCGGAACTCGTTTTCCCGTAACGATAGATTTCATCGGCATCAACGGCGATATCTTCGACTTCATAATCCTCCGAAACATCCGTACCACCTCCGTCATCCCCTCCGGAACCGCCGTCTCCGATATCGCCTCCGGCATCGTCAGGCTCTATCACATACACAAGTCCGGCAACGGTTTCCAGGAACTTGCTGAACTCTCTGAAAGAAGTGCGCAGTTTAGCTTCTGAAAAGTTCCGGATCGATTCACCGGCAACCAGAAGGACATTGTCCGACATCGAACGGATATCCCCCCTGACATACTGCGACATGCCCATTTTGCCTATAAGCGCATCCAGCACGGACAAAGGCTTCACCACATCGATATAGCTTATTTCACCCGTACTTTTCCAGCGCACACTTCCAAGATCGTAGAACCTGAACGAACATACTCCAAGACTGGTTACCGATATGAACTGGAGCCGGTGAAGGCACAGCTGGAGCCTTTCCCCGGGAACGAGCCCGACGGAAAATCCGGACATGTGTCCTATCTGGGCTGACGCCACCTGCACCGGATCACCCGAAACAGGAATCTTGTAGACGGAAACCATCAAGTCAGTAACGTTTCCGGTCACCTTGTTGGTTGCCTCGACCCCAATTCCGGCAAAATCCACATCAAGCGTCACATTCCGGTTGGCCTCAAGGAAACAGCTGTCCCTGTTCCTGTTCGGTTCTGCCGTCAGCCACGGAGAGGTCATGTCCATTTTTCCGGACAACGCCTCCGTCTGGTCATGGAACGTCACGTCACCTTCAAACTGTACATCAGTCTCGGCATACGACACCGGAGGGAAGTAATATACATAGCCGCTGCAGTCATAGTTTTCCCTGACAGTGTAAGATTCATCGTCCACGGAACTTCCGGCAAAGACGAAACGTGCCGTTGACAGCAGGCGCACCCCGTCGAACCTCAGACGTTTCGTTTCCTTTATTTCAGAAACCGGAAGTTCGAACTTTGTGCCGTTGTTGGCTTTGAGAACGGCGGCGACCGAATTGTCCAGACAGCCGATTTCCGCCGTATATGTGTCGCACTTGAATGTAGAAAAATCGATTGGGCATTCAAACAGCAAGTCATATTCCCAGTTATTATTAATTCTATAAACAGCAAATGCTCCTGTCGATTTCAATTTATTCTCAGTATAATAAGAAACAATCATATTTCGTGCCTTTCCAGTCAACGTGATCGTACTACCACATTTTCTCACAACACCACCATAATCAGACCTCACATACGACAATTTTATGTCATCAAGATTTGTAATCATGTCAGAAATATCAATGCAATTTGATTTTGATATTTCAACTTTACTAGAGCCAAGTGATATATAGAATTTGCAATTCATTTTCATGCTTTTTTCAACAAAAGCAAATATATAAAAATAGGCAAACCGACTACAGCTTGCCTAAAATCCTGCTCATCCAAAAACACGCAAACAACTGATATAAAATGCATTACACAAAACCGAACTATTTAACCATGCTACTTCTGCAGACAAGTACATCTCCAGCAATCCAGTCTCCAGGACTTATGGATTCCGATGCCGTTGCCAGTACTGTTGCTACATAATTGAACTGCTGAGACTCAATCTTCCCATCAGAGTTAACAATCATAATATATTCATCAGTCAATTTTATTGCAAACCCCTCCTTATCAAATTCCTTAAAAATCAAAGGACCTACATTCTTTCTTATTGGAACAATCTCTATATATCCATTAACAGAATCCTGCAATTCTTTCAACGAGAAATCACTCCCGTTTGCCGGGAAAGTAAATGATACTTCCCAGGAAGTAGTAACAATAAAACTTTCCATATCAATAAACAGTTACAAGGTTTTCTATCTTAAAGCATCTCATCTCTCCTTTATCTACATCAAAGTATGCAAATGTCTTGTAACTTGGCTTTGTCATTTTTTTTCCGTGAATTGATGTTCCGGCCGGAAGATTGTACAATGTTCCGGAAGCATGTCTGATGCTTCCGTCAACTTTCTGGAATGCAAATTTCACAATACCCTTTCTCATATTTTTAGCAAGTCTGTATAACTCCCATGCCTTAATAAGACAGATTTTCCACGTGTATTCTGTTGTTTTTGCTAACTGGTGTGCATACTTCATCACTCTTACTCGAAAATTACTCTTTTCCATAATGCTAATTATTTGGTTTGACTTATATTTTAATTGTACTATAAAGATAGTTCAGATTGACTATATATGCAATCGTAAACTTCGCCATTTTCAATTGTCAAACCATAATTAACTTATTAATCTACAACACATTGCCTAATCATATTCCGAGCAAACGAGATACGGCTACGAACCGTACCTAATGGTATATGCATCTTTTTTGCTATCTCTTCATAAGAGTAACCCTCAGCATACATTATAGCGCAATCAACGGAACATGATTTTCTCCTGCATTTTTCAATTATCCCATAAAGTTCATTCCTTAACGTTTCATTGTCCGCATCGAAATAAGAATGGATATGATCAGCCTTCTCCTCAGAATCGAAACGTATCAATGATTCATGATTGTATGTTGTTATATATGTGTTCAACATAATAACGCTGCACCATGGTCGGAAGCTCTTGGAAGAATCATATTTACTTTTATTTGACAGAATCTTATACACAGTCTCTTCGGCAAGGTCTTCTGCGTCCATCATATTCCTGCAATACTTTCTTGCCAGTCCCACTATCCACTGATATTGCTCAATCACTATCTGCTCCAACCCCATGTCCATGCAATATTTTCATTCGAGATGATGAAAACTTATTCTGCTTCTCAGTAGTCTTTCTGAGTAAGTCTATAAGAAAATCCGGGTTGTCGCAAAGTGACGATAAAAGATGAATTATTATGTCACATTTCTCATTAATTACTGGCAATAAAGCCACATTGTCGAATTTTTCTTCCATGTCTATTACGAATTAGTGTTACAATCGTGTTACAAACCAAACGGAAAAAAATTCGACAAGCAGCAAAAAAGTTATCTAACGATGCAATTTTCTTTTAATTTCAACATCTGCCTGATGAACCATATTCGCATACACACCTGCAGTAATGATTCTTGTGTCAATATTCATTTTGAAATAAGTCATAAGAAACGCTATCTCCCTGTCAAATGATGCACGTACATCATCAGGAGTATTTTTCTTTCTATCAGCAGAAGAAGTATCTTCAATCCTCTTTCTCATGTACTCCGCTTCTGCAATCATACGGTCTATTCTTGAAGGAATCTTTTCACGCTCAATACCAGTAATTCCCATTTCTGACAGAAGTCCAACAACATCATCTACAGCGTTTATGCTAATAAGCGCCTTCAATATCTTTGCAATAGTAATCCTGTACTTAATCTTTATTTTCTCTTCCTTTTCTAAAATTGCAGATTCTATTCCAGAAGGATTTACTATGCTCTGATACTGATATATCAATTCTGAAGCCACATTTTCCAGCATGGAATTATTATCACCTTCCTCCATAAGAACTTCTCTGTTTCCACAAAGAAGTTCAATAAAATCAAACATACTCAACCTGCTTAATGTAGTTATCATAATCTTGTACTTTTATAATGTTCATAATTAGAGTTGTATGCTTCCTTATGTATTATCTTCATTATTTTCCTGAGTTCTACACGCATTCCTTTCATCTCACGAGATAGTTCAGAATAATCATTAACAACAACAGGACTACTTACTCCTGAATCATATATAGTATTCATTCTTACATTCTCATTGAATTCGCTTATATCAGGGAACACTTCAGCACCTTTCGGTAAATCTACCACGGTAGGAACATCTGGAGTTACCCATGACTTACCACCATACACAACAACCTCCTGCTTTCCACCATCACCAACGATAGCCAATCCTCCAATATGTCCACCGTTCTTAGTACCTTCCTTGTATGCAGGAATTGGTGTTGCTGCGATAGTAGCAACCTGCACAGCACCCATTGCGGCAACAACGGCAGCCATTACGGCACCAAGAACAGGACCTAACTGCCATGCTTCCATTATACCACGTGCCGTTGCAATTCCAGTCTGTGCTATCTGTACAGCTTTATCCCACTTAGCCTGTTTCTGCTGCAACTGTACTTTCTTCTTCTCAAGTTCCTCATTCTTTCTTGATGTTTCAGCTTCAGCAGCTCTTTTCCTTGCTTCAGCTTCTTCCTCAGATATTGCTCCACTTTCGGCAAGTGCTTCAATCCTTTCAACATCAGCATTGTATGCTTCTTCGTTTGCTTCCTGCTGTTTTTCGAGTTCCTCTATATCACGCTGATACATCGTTGAAGCGAAATCTGCAACCGTAGAAAGTGCATCCATAGCAATATTGATACTTTTTTGGATTCTTTCATTTCGCTCATCCTCCATATCCTCCTCTTTCTTCTTGATTCGTTCCAATTCGTTTATTTCCGCATCTGCTTCAGCCTTTGCCAAATCAGCCTTAGCCTTTTGGAGTCTTTCGGCTATTTCTTCACGTTTATCAGCATTCAGTTCCTCTACTGCCAACTGTTCCTCAAGAGAAGATATGGCAGCCTTGGCTGTATCAATAGAATACCGTTCTGTAATCTCAGCCTTCTTTTTCTCATATTCCTCATCCGAAACAAGTTTCTTGGCATGCAGCTTTTCCAACTCTTTCAGGTCGGAATTATATTGTGCATTCCTTACAACCTGTTCGGCTGCGGCAGATTTAGAAATCTCATCAACATAATCAGCAGCATATTCCTCATAAATCTTACGCTTTTCATTGATGTATTTCTTTTCGATGAGGCTCACGTCGGCACCATTACTTTCAGCAGCCTTCATTTCTTCTTCCTTCTGCTTATCAAGTATATCAAGACGAACGGACATTTCTTCCTCACTACCTTCCTCAACGGAAGCAAGACGATTCTGAAGGTCAATACTTGCACGATTCTTTTCATACTCCTCAGAAGCCTTCGCCAATTCGTTGTTCATTTCTTGAAGTAACGATTTTCTCAATGCCATTTCTGCGGATGAATTACCTTTTATTGCATCAATCTTCTGCTGGTAACCATATCGTATTGTGGCCAGTTCTTTGTCAATTCCTTCTTCCATCAATGCAATACGTGATTCCTGCAATGATTTTTCTGTTTCAAGTCTTGCAGACTTTTCATCCGCGGTTTCAGAAACTGCACTGCTTTTTGTTCCAGGCATCTGGTAATTCTCTACAAGTGAAATCTGCCTGCTAAGGTTGGATACTCCTCTCTCTGCAGACATTCTTTCTCCCCACGAACTTTTTATGTCTGAATTTATAGAAGCATTAGTTCTGTCAATACCAAACATCTGTTTCCATAGACTTGCATTTTGATATTCATCATAGTATTTTTCATTTAAGCTTACAGCATCCTTCAAATTCTGTTCTTCATACTTCAACGAACGCTTCATCATGTCAAGACGTTCTTCCTTAGCCTTTTTAAAGGCTTCTCCCTCTGACATCCCTTGCTTGACATACTGTTCTCTTGCCTTATTGATTTTCTCATATTGTTTGATAACGTCCGTATCTGCATATCTCTCACCATCAGCCCTCGCTTGTTTTTCTTCCCTATCAGAAAGCTCCTCAACACTCTCAATTCCACGACGAACAAACGCAAGCAAATCTGCAGTCATTGACGCAATAGAGCTCTTTATTTTTGCTGACATTGTTTCGAATGATCCTCCAGTCGCATCAAACAATAATGACAACTCTTTAGAAAGCAACTTCTGGCTCTCAATCATATCTTCCTGTGCTTTCCCTAATTCACCTGTTTCAGCCTTAACATCTCCGAGATTAGTCTTAATATCCTTCAATGTGCGTATATACTGGAGTCCGGCATCTTCACCCGGACCACCGAAGATGTCAGCCAATGCAGTACCGACAACAGACGCACTATCGGGCAACTCATTCAGACGCTCTGATACCATCTGAATAATGTCAAATGTTGTTTTCTGGCCGGACTTCAACTGTTCCTGAACCTCATCAGCCGAAATGCCGATTCCTTCAAGTGCCGCTGCGGTAGCTGTTGTCATTTCACGGATACGAAGATTACCTTCCTTGATAACGTCCACACCCTTATCAGAATAGATACCAGACTTAGCAGCCTGGGCAGTAATTGCGATGAATGTTTCAGCGCTTATCCCAGCTTCTTTAAAGTATGCAGGATACTCCCTAAGAGTGTCCAGGAACTCACCGTTTGCATCGGCACCGGCAATGAATCCGTCCTGAATCAGTTTCAGTGATTCTTCAGCGGATATACCAAACTGCTTCGATACAGCATTTGCACCAATCAATACCTCCTTGAAGTCTTTACCATAGAAGTCTGCAATCGCCTGCACTTCCGTGCGATAAGCCTTCAGGTCCTCTCCTGACTTCTCAGTGAACTGCTGGGTAAGTCTTGTAGCCTCTGTTAGTCCCTTATTGTAGTTCACCCACCATCCTATTCCGGCACCGGCAGCACCAACAGCTCCAAGTCCCAACAGCCACTTATTCTGGAATATCTTTCCTATACCGGACAATCCTTCAAGCATACTTCCAGCATTACCAAGAGATTGAAGGGAATCACCAAAACTTCCTGATATGATTCCAAAGCTGCCCATAGAATCATTAAGATGGTTTAGTTCCATCCATGCAGCCTTAACCTCTTCCTTGTAATTACCGATGGTCATCTTCTGCTGCGTGTACCGGTCACTGTTACGCTTAATGTAATCTGTGTTTACGCCTATGGTAGAATTCAGCTTACCGAGCGTATTCCTGTAATCCTCATCAGTATCACGAACAAGCCTGACAGCCTGACGCAATTTCTTATTAACTTCATTTGCTTCCTCAATGCTATGCACTTCCTTATCGGATAGCGAAATCGCTTCCTTGATTATCCTGATGCGCTCCTCCTCGGTCATGGTAGCAGACTTTCTTGTAGTGTTCGCAGCTTTCTGGGACTTATTCATTGCCTCCTCAGCCTTTGCAGCCTGCTGCATTGCCTTTGATGCTTCTGCTGATGCCTTAGACAATTCCTTAACCTCTTTTGTACTCAGATTTTCCGCATCTGCTTTTTCCTTTATCTTCTTCATAAGTTGTTCGGCAACCTCAGATTGTTTTCTGAATGCCTCAGTAAGCTTATCCGATGCGGAAGATACATTATTAGCCTGAGTATTATATATAGCCTGCAACTTGTCAATGTCTCCCTTGACCTTGACATCAATAGTAAGCCCTTTGATAAGTTCTGAGGCAGCATCCTTGTAATTCTGCCTTACATCTGATATTGTGCTGCCAAGTTCCTGCAGCTTCTTCAATGATTCCTCATCGACGAAATCCTTCAATTTCAAATTTCCCATCACAAATAATGTTTATATTCAACAATAACGCCATCCACCTTGGTACCTTCCTTATCGAACGAGTAGGTACCGTCACTCTTCCTGTACACAACGTACACGCATCCATCCAGCATGGCAGCTTTTTTTGCAAGCATGGCCACACGCTCATAGTCAGACATGATTTTCTTATTCTCGCAACCGCATCCCATCATTTATACCCACATTGTTTGAAAAAACGTTTCAAAAAAGGCTCGAGAAGTTGAAGTACAACATACTCTCTTGCGTCCTTTCCCAACATCAGAATGTCATTACCGTATTTCCTTACTATGTCAGGACCATCCACAAATCCAACGGTATCAATCGAGAGAGTATCACCTGCAACAGATGCGCGGATACTTTCATGGAACGGACCGGTGATATACAAGTTGGGAACATCAACAGGCCTTGGAGGAAGATTCAGTCTCGGGCTTTTTATCGGAGGTGTTATCTTCTTTTTCCATGCTATATATCCGTCAGGATTGTTATGCCATATGGAGGTAGTCTCATGAAAATACGGATCATCAGAATAACCCGGCCTCAGACTGTCTGTATTACCGTCAAGACCAGAATATAGCTGTTCCCTTACAAGGTCTGCAATTTCTATATTGTTTTCCTGAAGGCAATCCATACATGACTTTTCAAATCCTGATGCAATTCTGTTTATCACATTCTCCAATTTCTCGAAATCAGCCATACATACAATTAAAATTAAAGCCGGACTTCCGCCCGGCTTAATCAACCAAAACCATCACTTATCAGCAGACTCACCGTCAGCATCCTTTACAGACTTACAAGCAATCCGGTCATACACGTCAGAAAGTTTCTTTCTTCGATTCTCCTCAGCAACTTTCTGCCAGATACAGGTCATGTGAGTATCAATGAATTTCTTTTTCGACATCATCTTGACCTGCTTTTCCACAAAATTGACTCCATCTACAATCATGACGCTTTGACCACCTTAACAAATTCAACCCATTTGACATCTTTCTCGTACAGAACAGAAGGTGATTTAACTGAAATCTCACCGTCACCAGGAGTAATTGTGAGATAACCGTCCTCATACGAAGCTGATGTAACCCCTTCAAATACCTCGGATGCACCTGAGGACAATGCAGTGGCAAATTCTGCAGTTCTGTCATAGCCACCGACACATTCAATAATCTTGAATTTGTTGCTTTCATTTTCAACCAACATGACCTCAGTCAATCCTTTAATAACATTCGCAGGATTGAAATCCAACTTCAAGTAGTCAAAGTTCAACTGGCTGTCTTCTGCATCCATGTGGCAGAAATTTACCGTCATACTTGACTTCGCACTGCTTGTGCTGAACGGTGTGGCACCTGGATATACTGTTGACATCGGAATTCCGGCAAGAATATCAGTTCCATCATTGTAACCGATAAGCATTCTGTTTGAATCCCAGAAGTACACATCCCATTCCTTGTTAGCACAACGCAACAGCTCAGCATTCAGAATTTCATCAAAACGAGGAAGCGTGAAAGTATCTGTCTGAGCGTTGAGGCCATTGTACTGGTTCGCTCCGTATCCCACAGCACTAACCTGAGCTTCACCACCATTCTTCGCATATTCAACGAATGTATGAATAGGATAAATTCTGCCTGGTCTGTCAGCATGACACTTTTTTTCCAACTCATCGGCAGTAATATTTGCCGGTAGTTTTACTCCATGCTCAACAAGTATTGCACCTTTTACCTTACCCCAGTCAACCTTGCAGGCCGAACCACCTGTATTCATTTCTGCGCTTTCGCACACTCTTGTATTTCTCATTACCTACAACTTTGATTTTTAACAATTAATTCCATCGAGCGTATATTTATGGCATCAATAGGCTCGCTCACTTCCTCTCCGGATTCCGTATAGGCTCCGTATCTGCCATACGAGTAGTTCTCAGAATATTCATGCGGAACGATGCTGTCATAGTATATATCAAACCTTCCATCATTTCTGACTACCTCAATCAGCCTTTCATAAATTGGTCGAAGAATGTTGATGAATGAAGCATACAGACGCCGTTCATTGCTCCAGCTCTTCGTTGATGAACACGCTATAAGGATATTCAGTGAAACCTTTGAATAATAGTCCGGACTGTCTCTCTTCTCTGTAACAGGACAGAACAGTACGACAAGCGGGAACTTACGTTCTGATGTTGAAGGTACTTTGCTGTATTCATCAAGTTTATCCTTCACATACTGGGCCGAACCAAATATGTAGTTCAGTTCAGGATTCTTAACTTCCTCAAACCTGTCATTCTCGATGTCAGCAGGCATTACGATTGTAAGGTTCCCACTCATTTCCTTTACTACATCTCCAATAATCTCAACGATACCTTTCATAGATTGAACTGGTTAATCTTAATCAACATGTTAGTCTGTGTGACAAGGTCAATCGGACAATTACCATCACGCGCCCACTGGATGAACTTCACATTGGCGGAAACCATCCTGTTCCATGCAATAACCTGGGCATTGACAGGTGAGATGTACTCATTGGAACACTTCAGACGGACATTCCCGGTTATTGTAGCTTCCGATGAAGAATCACGAAGTATGTGGAACAGCACGAAATCAGCAAAAGGCTCTTTCAGTTTGTTGCATACGATTTCATACTTAGACGGCTCAGTATCTTCTTTTTCTTCATCATCAGACAAATCAAGGTAATCCATTGCATAACCTGCTTCTTTTTCCCCAAGCATGGCTTCGAGGAAAACAGGCTGCAACTCCTTAATATATGCTTCAATATGACCGGTTACTGCTAAAGAATCGGCACCGGCCGTCTTTGATGTTGAGGCGTTTTGAATATGACGTGGGCCTTCTACAAAATATGACACATCAATCAACATGGCAATTCCTTATTTTTTCGCTTTCGAAGCAGAAACTTTCTTCTCGTCCTGAACAACGGTTGCCTTTTCATCTTCGGCAGAAACCTCTTTAGTGTCGGTTTGCTCAACTTCTTTAGAGTCTGCATCTTCAACATCTTTGTTATCATCTAAGTGTGTTTCAAGTTCTGCTATCTTTGCTTTCAATTCTTCATTCTCCTTCTGTAAATTCTCATTCTTTGCAGAAAGATTGTCAATAATCTTCTGCTGGCTCTCGAATGTCTTTTTGACATCCTCTTCCGGAACAAGCCCAGCTTCCGAGACCGGGGTGATGGTAATCAACCCACGGCCAATACGGATACGCTGTTCTTTTATGACAGATTCAAGAGCCTTCTCGTCTCCATTAAGCAAATACATAAGCATCAGGCTTTAGTGATTGCTTCTTTCAATGCTGACAGACTTCCATAAGCGAATGCCCACGGCATATATACTGGGAAAATTACTTCTTCCTGAGCAATGAGTACAACTTCGTTCTGCAGCTTACTTTCAACGTCCTCAGCCCATTCAAGAGTCAAAGAGGTGTAATCAACAAGAGAAGCAGCCATATTGAAATCACCGATAAGATATTTCCCTGGCAGAATATTGTTGGTTTCGATAATAGGACGACCTGCAATATATTTCACACCGTTTACGGTAGTTATGATACCAAGATTACGACCAGTCGTGTCCTTCTCAGACTCAATAGCGTTCACAGTAATAGGATTCAAAGCAATTGCATTTGGAGTGTACTGAGCGTACGTCATTACAGCGAAACCAGTCTTGACAACATCCAAAGAGTTTGGCTCCTCTACGGATTTGAACGCACTATTACTTACCTTGAATGTCATTGATGCAGTAGAAGTCTCTTCCGAGTACGCAACGCCCTTCAATAGAATCTGACGGTCATTCATCTTGACCAACTGGTTTGCGCTGTTAAGAGCAGTAATTCCTGTGGCTCCTGTAAATGTGATTGTCATTCCGTCGAGAATCAAGTCCTGCGGATTTGTAAACTCTACAATCGTATCCTTGTTTGAGTTACATCCGGATACAGATTTGACGGAACCTGCAGTACCGCTGACAATGGAATCACTGATGATTTCCTCAATAGGATGCACCCCTGAATGGTTTACAATACCAAGCAGGTTTTCTCCATTTCCGTCACCAAACAGAATGTTCCAGTCTTCAGCATTGTATACAGCCTCAGGCAGCATCTTTAGAATGAATGACCGAATAAATACACGGCTCTTGAGCATTCTCTTTGACAGACGGATATGAGTACCAAGACGCTTCGTACCTGTCTGTTGTTCCTTCACTTTAATGCTGGATTCGGGAAGCTTTCCATTCTCAGTAACATAACGCGCATTTCTGTCAAAATCGTACACCTGTGTGAACGCAAGATTCGGGTACTTCGGATCTCCCTGCAATGTAGTGATAACATCACGCATATGGACACGCTTGTTGGCTACCTGCGAAACTACACGATTCTGCTGCTGAGTAGTAAGGTGGTCTCCTGTATAGTTATCTGTCATTGATACAATGTCCTTCAAACAGAAACCTTCAAACACACCCGACTTACGGCAATTACCAGACGCGAATTCCTTGAATTTCTCTGAATCAAGCATTTCGTTCAGTTTTTCATCAAACTTGTTGATAACTTCCATGCCGATACCTTTAGATTTCAGCTTCTCGATAGTCTCACCAAGACCTTTAACTGTTTCAATCAGTGTCTCATTGTCCTTGGCAAGCTGTTTGAATTTCTCATCGTCATAACCGTTCAGCTTTTCGTTAAGCCCCTTCAATTTGCTTTCCATATCTTCCGGAGAGATAACACCCTCCATCGCCTTGTTGATGACATTACACATCATCTGTGCGATGTTATTCATAAATTTAGCCTGATCCTGAGGCAGGCCGTCAGTCTTAAGACCAAAATCCGCAACTGTAAATTTCTTCATTTTCAATCAAAATTTTAATAATTATTACTAAATACCTCATTCAGTTTACCAAAGAAAGAAGTGCTATCAGCGGCTTTTTTCTCAACATTATCATCTTCTTGCTTACCGTCAGTTTTATCCTGAGTGTCATTGGACGGCTCAGACTTTCCGGAGAAGATGTTAGTTCTATTATCCTGCAACAAGGCGTTACTTCTATATACTCTTCCATAACAATTCGGGCATCTCACATATGCCATGAAGTTCTGTACAGATTTCTCGGTCAACTCCAGTCCTTCCGACTTTACGGAATCAATAAGTGCAATAACTTCTGCACGTACTTCCGGTTCCAGTTTGTCTATCTCCTGACTTACGATACGGTCAGTAAGCCAGCTCGAATACATGGCAGCATTGTCAAGCACCTGCTGAGTAAATGTATGCTCATGTTGTTCATCGTAATCAAACTGGTGCCCGCAATGAGGACAAGTAACCACGTTACCTCCATTAATTGCTTTAAGAAGTAGATTCAGTTCCATATCATATTGTTTTAATCGTTCTTCCGAATAATTGGTATTCCTGAACGCTTTCCGAACAAATTCGATGGCATCTTTCACCTGCTCCTGTGTACCCGATTTGAGGTTTACAAGGAATGTCTGAGGATTGCTCCCCCAACTTGTTAAAGTAGAATATTCGTACATCTTCCATTCAAGCACCTTACACGGGTCAGTCTCGTCACGCTTGATTGCTTTCACACCGATAGAGTGTTCAAGTGTTCTGCCATTCTCAGCATACAACTTATAATCAGCCAACGTGTCTCGCCCAATCTGTTTTTCAATATTAAGCTTGCCAACCATAATGAGGTTTCCCTCTTTTTCCTCGCCACTGAGTGGCACACCCAACAACTGGTCAGTACGGTGATTAAGGAACCATCTCATCCTGCCGATATTCTCCTTCAACGTCTTGTTGAAAGAGCCAGGCATGGAAACGTCGTTCTGTGAGTCTTTCACACCGATACCGTTCACAGCTACCGTTACGATACCCTTCTCATCCACATCATTTGCCTTCGTTTTGTACTGTAGGCTTTTGGTTTTCTCTTCCATCTTCAACTTCACTTTTTGTGTTAAGACTTATTACTTGTTTTACTATCTCTCTCTCCTCGTCTGACATCTCGAACAAAGTCTTGTCAAACAGAGGTTCTTCGAATCTGCTTTCCTTGATTTGTGCCCTCCAGTCATTTATACTGATTAGGCCGCTAAGGAACTGCTCCTTACATCTAGTATTAACCATTGTCTTGACTTCCTCAGCTTCCTTCAATCCCTGCTGCAGACAATCCACATCAGAAAAATCACAATCCAAATAATATCCACCTTCCTCAAGACCAAGAAATGCAGTTAGCTGCTTGCAGAATTTCTTGGCCATCGGTATGATGGTAGATGTATATACAGCCTTTTCCGCGGTTGCTTGATTGCTGAATGTTGACTGGTCCTTACGCGGTACCAGAACTGAGGGGATACCGTATGCTCCGGCTATCTGAATAGCATCAGTAAGAGTTTCCTCAAATGGCTGCAACTCACTGATGGTAAGGTTTGTTCTTACGAATGACAAGGGAACGTCACTTAAACCATAAGGAAGTCTACGTTGGTCCAGCCCAAATTTTCCAAAATGGCTGTCAAGTATTTCCTTCTTTTCATCTTCTGTCATTGCTGCAGTACCAGCTTCATCCTTCTTATTGGATACCAGGAACCCCAAACCACCACGTTTTACGTAAATCACGTTTCTCGCTTCATATACAGCAATAAGGTTGGATATAGGTTTCAGATGAGCGGCCAACCTGCTCTTTGATTTCAGGAACCCGTTTATTGACATATATTCAGGTGAGCCGTCACGGTCATGCCATATCTGGAACGATGGAATTTCCATCGTACTCACATATCCGTAATTCAGCCGGTAACAACGGATAATATCATCTTCAGATGCTATTCCGAAGATTGGAATATTGGCACCGATGTTAGGCTCTACATTCACAAAATCAGCAGGAAGTTCCCAGAAATTGTCACACCATTTCCACTTAGGCTGGTTCTTGAATGTCTCTCCCATAGCTGCACGAAAGAAGGCATTGCCAGTACACAGCTTATACACGAAGTGGGAATATATCATCTCGTTCCAGGACATAAGGCAGTTGGGCTTTGTGAGAATCTGGTTCATTCTCTTGTTTTCCCAGACCACGCTGTCGTCCTTTACCTTCTTCAATTGGAATCCGGAACCTGATATACGTGAAGCAATGTAATCAATCGGAAAGAATACTTCTGGAACAGAACGGAACAGTTCCATGTAATTATGACCGCAAACCAGTGGGGATACGAATAACTCATGCACATCACATCGGTCAATATTACCACCATTTGGCGTTGAAACCGTCTGTGGCTCACTGGCCATTTTCAGACCGGCACAAGCTGGAAGTGTATCCTGTTTTATAATTGTATATCCCATAGTTTATCCTTATATGACAAAGATAAATTATGGGTATATACGATGTCGATTTTGGAAAAATCTTGCAATTCAGACGAACACTGAAAATACGAATAAACAACTATATATCAATTAGTTGCATTTAATAACAAGTTTACCCTAATTTTATGCAAGTGTATGCAATACCGCTCAAAAGGGCACTGGCTCCACTTATATTTTCATCATTGTAGTCAAGAACTTCAGTTATGAATGCCATATACTCATCATTTTCCATACCGGTCTCAGAAAGCAGGAAGTATGACTTGATGAAATCGGATGTAGCAGCTATTCTCTTATCCATATCCTGATATTCCTTCTTAATCCTTACTTCCGGAAGCGTATTTCTCAGTTCCCTTGCCATTTGGTAATATGCAGGTGACGATTCCACGATGTACGTTCCTGCATCATGTGAACATATAACAGACTTCATCTCTTCGAGTGATACGGTTTCACGCATTACGAGGTCAAGAACATGCCATTTTTCTCCACACCTTGCAACCTGACACATATAGAACTTTCCTCCAACATTCGGCATGATGTACACTATCTTCTGTGAATACTGATACTCGACTGAAGGATTGAAGAATCCGAACACGCTTCTGTCAGAATACATGTTGCGTTTACGACGGCTCGAGAACTGGGAATACTCCTCGTACATGATGTCATGTACAACATATCTCAAAGTATCGGTAAGGTGCCCGTGTTCCTCATAGGATTGTTTCGTTACGCTGTCCTTTATCTTTGTCTTGAGGATTGCACCATTAGCATCCTTCTGTACGCTCTGGTAGTCCTCGATTGATACCCTGCAACTATCGTCTATGCTTATGCTGAGGCCGGGCAATGATTTCTCAAAAACAGCATTGACAAACTCACCGGTCATGGATACGGACGGGTTCCTGTTACCCACCTTATCCTCAACAATCCAGTTGTCTTTCTTCAACGTGTCAATAAACAGGTCCATGAATGAACGCTTCTCATCGTCGATAGTGTTGGCGGATTTGGCTGATGCATCACCATGAAGGTAGATTTTACCGTCATATCCTAACTCCTGCAGTCGCTTGGATACCAGTTTCGCGGCTCTTCTTGCGCTGTTGTTCGGGCTTTCAGCCGTGGTCTCGGCAATCTGGTACATATCCTTACCTTTGCTCAAGTCTGCCTGCCAGTAGCCGACAGATATGTACGGTAATACGTTACTATCGACAGAAAGATGAATTGGCAATCCAGGTATGTAACTGTATTCACCGCTGTTCTTTCCTACATTGAACGAACCGAGGAACTCGTTTCCGGTCTTAATTACACCCCACTCTCCCAACGCATACACGTTGTAGTAGTCCGGGTCATGAATCCGGTCATGCTCAAAGTCCATCACACACTGCTCATCGTAGTATCCATACGTTCCATCAGGGGAACCTACAACCCAGAAGTTATTCAGGTATGTTGTCTGTATAACTACCATATTTGGAGGATACTCCTCAATTTCCTTAGTTACAGGATTCACTATTGAGCGCCCCTCGTTCATCTTCAAAGACTTCACCTTTGTCAGCTCTGCCGGTATTATCCGGCCGCCAATTTCTACAACCATAGGAACATCATGCAGTTTCTCGTTGTCAAGCCAATCCTTCTTTATCCAGTTAGTCTCTGATATAGGGTTGAAGTCCGCAATAATCTGCTGCCCCTTCTTACCACGCAGACGCTTACGAATCTGCTTCAAATCGGCATACTCAAACTCTGACAACTCCTCAAGCTGTACCCTTTTGTAGTTACTGATACCCTTAATCTTTTCAGGATCATCCAATCCGGAGAAATCTATCTTGGCTCCGTTATACAGACACTTGATTACATTCTGGTTGAACTTGAAGTATTGTGTGATTCCTAACAATGATGCAGCTACCTTGTAATCTTCATAGATGGTCTTGCTGATGGAAGCCCCGACCTTTCTCATCACAAGCGTATTCTCCCCGTCCTGCAATGTCTGTATAAGCACAGCCTGTGCTACACTGAAAGACTTACCCGATGAAGAACCTCCATACAGGATGATGAATCGAATAGTGGCATCATTCAGATATTTCAGCAGGTAAAATGCATTCGGATTGAGTTTCTTGTGATTTACTATCATAACCGGCTATTTTTGTTCTATTTTTTATATTTTTCGTGTTGTTTCTTGTATAACCCCCGAAATTTTTCTCACTTAATTGTTCTATTTTTCATATTTTATTCAGTCTCATCATCAAAACCTATGCGTATTTCGTTCGTTTTTGCGCCATCTTTACCCGTCAATTCTATCTGTTGAGGTGCATTCCAGCCATTCATGGACGCAAGCAGTTTGGCAGCTTCAACCTTGCCATTGAACTCATAGCTTACCTTACCCTTGTCATTGCTTATCTTCTTCATGGCATTTCTCACACGCTTCGGCATCTGGCTGGGAGATTTCAACTTTATCTTCCCTGTAACCGGGTCCACAATGTACAAATCATTCGGGTCCATCATGACAATATCCATGAGAACCTTTTCCACCTTTTCACGGCTAACTTTCGCTTCCTTAGCACGTTGCGACCTAAGTTCTTCTATCCTTGTTGCAACCTTGTTACTTGCAAGCATCCGGCTTGCATTGCTCCAGATTGTTTCAGGCTGCATCTTTGATGCGTCATAGGCCATTCTGTATGCCTCACTTGCATTACCTTCACAATCAAGGTAATAATTGCAGAACTTTTCCTGCTTTTCAGTCAATTTCCTGTTGTTCATAGGCTAATGATTATTAATGCCGACGATGCAGATTACCTGTTTCCGGTCTTTCAGCAAATCGTATGCGGCTGTTAATGTACTTCCAGTCGTGCAGATGTCATCAAAGAGTATTACTCTCTGTTCCTTAATGGGCCGGAGAAGATAAAACTCAGGATTGATACGTGTCCTGTTGAGGCACTGCATTGCAGATTCATAGAATTTTATTTTCACCCCCTGGGCAATTTTTTGGCAAATGTCAGTGGCGAAATGGTACTCTGTGATGTGCCTGCGCTTCGGTGTGGTAATTATGCACCATTCATAGTCCGGCCGTATCAATGAAAGTATCAGTTCCGTAGCGGCTTCCGAAATGACTTCTGCACACTCACCCGAATTCTTGATTTCATCCAATGGAATTCCATCCTTTGTTCTTGAAAAAAGGGATATGTAATAAAACCCGCCCTTACGGTGGATTCTTACTTTAGGCTGCATGTTGCATAACCTTTCGTATTTCCTCCAGCCGCGGGCGGGTTTGTCCCAGTCATCAATCCTTATCTTTCTACCTTTCCTCACAGCCAAAAACCTTTGCTATCCCTTTACTGACTGAGGTGTAATTCAAAGGTACTGAAAAAATACCTTCATCGACAGATTGTACAGGATTGTCGAATTCTCTCTTTTCGGAAACACACTGAATATCAACGCCATTGTATTTCCTTACTTCTTCCGCAAATTGAAGTATTGTACAAGATTCAGGATTGACAATGTTTACCAGCTTCTTGTCAGAACCTATCGCATATATCAACCCGTCCACCACATCATCTATGTAGGTGAAGCACCTGGTGTTCATTCCTCCATTATACAGACTGACCTTTTCCGAATTCATGAGAGCATAGAGAAGAGTCCCTTTCCGCTGGTCAGGTCCGTACACGTTATGAAGGCGTACACCAGTCGCATTCCTACAATAAATTGAAGCATAGACTTCATCAAAATGTTTGCTTACACCGTACATACTTGTCGTGTTGCATGGATTTGCGGTGGAAGAACTTGCATACACCAGTTTCACACCGAAGCGCGTACATCCGTCAGCTATCGCAACGAATGAATCAATGTTGTCACGAAGTATTTTTTCATGATCCGAATTGAAAACGCTGGTCTGTGCGGCAAGATGTATAACAGCATCGATTCCACCCCCGGCCAGAAGGCACGGAACGCCGGCAGCTTCAGTTCCACACACACGGTCGATACCGACCACTTCAACACCACGACTTCTCAGATTCTTGCAGAGGGCTTTACCTATAAAGCCTTCACTGCCGGTTACGACAATTTTCATCATCACAGCTTGTTTAGAATTTTACATAAAACATTCAGTATGTTACCCAGTAACATCACTATTATTATCAGAAGTGCTGTATCCTGCTCAACCATCCCGATGGAATAGCAGAACAGGACAGCCACAATCATAAATATTACTCCTTTGGACTGATAATGTTCCATCAGGACTTGATATTAAGTTCGTACTCATATCTGCTGACGGTCTTATATCCGGTAACAAGTACACGTTCACCGGAATACAGGCCGGATATGGTGTTCTCAATCACATCAAGAGAAACACGTTCATCAAACTTCAGGAACACCCTTCCTGGCACTCCGCCAGCGACGAATGAGACAAAATAATATGTTCCACGCTCCCAGTAGAACACATATAGGATGAGAAATGAAACTACCACAGAGGACAGATAAACCCAACTTGACGGTACATTAAAATCTCCTAAAATTATCAATGATGATAATACCATTGATACAATTGCCCACTCTAACAGATTAATGAGCAGGCCTACAACTTGTTTTTTCTTTGCTTTCATGAATCAATTTTTGCAGGTTAATAATTCAAAATCATACATTTACTGCAGTGCTTCGCATATTTTCTCTATGCATTCAGCATTTTCTTCGTTTAACCATTCCTTGGCCACATTCCACGCAATACTTTTACTCGCTTTGAAATTATCAATTCGAATACTATGGTGAGACAATTTTCCTTCTGTCGGTTTCAATCCGGAATCATGCAATTCACATAAACCGTCTTTGTAGAATGTACACCAGTCTCCTTCTTGTTTGGCCTGTATCATCGGTACGGGCATATCAACTACACCCATAAGGATTCCTACATACCATTCCGTTGCTGCAAGCCTGTCTTTATATCCGGCTTCGATAAGCCTTAAAACATCTTGCGGAGTACCCAAACAAGGCGTATGACATTGCTGCTTACATAACTTGCATTTACACTGTATCGGTTTGCGGCCGGTTTTTCTGATTATTCTTTGTAACTGAGTTTCTTTAATAAGTAAGCTCATTTTATTTCCTCCATATTAAAATCCCAAAAACTTAGTTTCCCTTTCACATTCATAATCGGCTTATCAAATAGTACCGCATCCTTCAGTACCCAGTTCCAACAACCTTTCTCTGCCCAGACTGAAGGATGGTTCTGTACGCAATCGGATATAACTACGCTGCCGATGATGGCACCATTCGGAAGATACTCATTATCTCCGTAAAGTTTATTCTTGTGAGGAAATACTCTCTCTAACTGCGTTTCTGTTAGTGCGCTCCATCCCTCCTTGACTGTAGTCTTTGAAGCATGAATCAACACCCTTTGTCCGATGTACTTCTGAGGACACTTCCAAGTCCTGTTTTCGATGTCTTTGATACCGTGAGCGATTAGGCTTGCCCACGGCTGTTTGATGGATATTGCTTTCATTTCTTATCCTCTAATAATTCTGGGTTATCGAATAAGTTTCCAATTACCTCACACTTACTATTGAGCAACATAGGGGTAGTCTTGGTCGAACTTCCTTTGTGATAACCTACGATGAATGCTCCACACTCAAACTTTACAACCATAGGCTGTTTATTCCCATGGTATCCTTGCTGAAGAACTATATCACCCTCATAAATATCTGTTCCATTTTTATCATACAATCCGGTAAATTGACAGATGGTATCTTCTTCTACGGACAAATCTTTGACTACATAGGCACTATTATCAGTATTAAATGACAGAACATTATCAAAAATAACTTTGTCTGTATAGACATAATCAAGAATGCTGAATTTAGATTCACCTAAATAACCATAAAGCCATTTTCTAGTCTTTTTTGATTTACCTCTAAATTTTATTTTTCTGTTCATATTTATTTCTACTTTTATAAATACCATTCTACTTGATGCCCTCTACTTTCCAGCCATTTAGCATCATCTATAGCTTCTCTATCAGTGTCATACTTTTCCCAGTTTGACCATCCCCACCAGTGCTTCTTCTGAATCACATATTCATCCTCAAATAAAAGATATTGCAATATTCCAACTCTAAACTTTGCCATAATATTACTCCAAAAAAGGTATCAAGTCATCGAAGTATGCCCATTTCTCGACATTTTCAAACTGTTCATACCAAATGGTGTTGTACCTCTTGTGGTAATATCCGCACCCATACGAACCGTATTTAAGGATGTACAGGCAGAACTTACGTTCCTTCGGTGTCTCTTTTGCATCGTGCCATGAAGCGTTTACTCTCCAATTTGCACCTTCAATGAAAGCCGGAATAGTGAGTTTATCAATACATTTCCTTACCTGTAAATCAGTCTCCTTTTTCCATTCATTGTCACAATACCCTTCGGCTGCTTTTCTGACTTCAGCGTATGTCATAGTCATTTCCTCCTTTCTTTTACGAGTGTTTCATCGAAATGTGGTAGTGGCTTCCATGCTATCACTTCATCTTTATTGTTTGTAAGCGACCAGTGCCATTTTTTGTTGTCCTGATTTGAAGAATCATGAGGAATACGCTTCATGATGCAAATACTTATCCGGTTTATTCCACGCTGAGCAACCAATACACGTACGTTCAGTTCAGGAAGCCGTTCATCAACACTTATCCAAGATGACTGATTTTTATACCATTCTGCGCCTTCCATGAAATCGGCCATACAGACTTGTTCATTACCAGCTCTCCAAAGTGGACGACAAGCTTCTTTGGCATATTCTTCTGCCGCCTTTTTAATGTCTTCTTTTGTCATATCTTCTTCTTTGGGATGTATTCATCTGATTCTTCATCATACACATAGCACTCGGGGCAATAATCCTTCCCTTCAATGTTAGTCCAACCACTTTCATAGGCTGCTTCTGCTGCCATAGTTTCATCACTCCAAGCAACATAGCCATTAAAATCATCAACATGTGATTTACCACATCCATCACATACGCATTGGTACATATCTACTTCTCGAATCATAATTTTGTTCTCCTTTCCACCTATCCCAGCAGCCACCACATGACTGCCAGGAACAGGTAATATAGTTTTGTTTTACTCATTTCCATTCATTTTCTTATCCATCCATTCAACAGCATCCTGTATGGATGAAACCTTCTTAAACTCACGTGTAACGCAGAACGTCATGTACTCACAGATAATTTCTCCCACATCATTAAAGTAAATGTTGTATGCTCCAGTGCTATTTGCTCCAGTACACGGTATCTCAAGTTCCAAAGCTTTCAATGCTTTTTCAGCATCACAAGTGAAGTAAGCATATATATCATGCGAAACCTCCTTGCATCCGGTTAATTTTACAATGTTTGCCATATCACTTTTTTGTTTTTAAATGTTTTCTGTATTTCACTGGTATAAATCGTTTGAGTTCCGGAAGCGAGGTAGAAACAATGTGCATCCATGCGTTCCACCTTTGTCCGTCATGGTCTCTGGATGGAATTGAACAATTCTGCCCTTGACAAGTTCCGCTTTTATTCTCAGCCTTGCATTTCACACAGCACCCTTCACATTCGGATGAAAGATGGCAAAGGATGCAAGCCTGTTCTTTACTAATTCCATAATCCAAGTTTAAGGACAGTTGAGTTTCTTTCATTGATTATTTCTCCTTCTTTCAACTAATAATTCCAACCGTTTCTCACACTCAGCACACTCGATTTTCTTGCGCTCAAACTTCTCCCGGAACTTAACAAGCTCCTCATCCGTGTTCTCATCAAAGAACATGTTGTTCTGACGGTTGTGCTCGATGTACTCATTCATCTTGCGTTCTGCTTTTGTTATCTGGGCTTTGGCCGAAATCAGCTTAGACAGGCAAGAACTCACTTCAAGCGACTCTCCTGAACGCTTGTCGTAGAAGTACAGGCTTGTAGATACAATCTGTTTGGGGTATTGGCACTGTAATTTCGCCATCCTCCATCTGATTACCCATTGGTACCGGAAATACATCTCACGGGGAAGATTGTAGTGATATAAGCTTACTTGTTTTTCTGCATATCCGTAGTAAATAGTTACTTCAACCCATTGCTCAATCTTCAGTTCCCTTTCAGCTTTGGCCAAATCCTTTGCCATCTGGAACCAGTCATCCATACTTTCCTGCTTTCCCATATCATTCAAATTTCAATTCAAGTTGTGAGTAAGGTTCTTTATACTCAGGATTTGAAAAAAGGAAAGCATTTCTAAGCGCCTCTGAGATTCTTTCACTCATGTCCTTAGAAACATTGTTCTTGTCAGCTTCTCTGTTAATCAGCAAGCATCTTTCAAGGCTGCCATTGATAGGTTTCTCGTCGATGAACAGGCTGTACTCAGTAAATATCCGGTTCTGACGTTTCCCATCAGCCATTTCTTCATCCGTCTGGTACCTTTCAATCACGGTGTCTTGAATCGTTCTCAGACATCTTTGCCCACGGTCACTTCTGCAACCCTGTGCATCATTCTCGAACATTACGGATAAGGCACGTTTTTTTCGAACATTACCTATTCTAGACCATCCATAATAGACTTTCAGCTTTCCCATATCAGTTCCATCTTTGAGGTCGATTGTTGATTCTCTCCAAGTAAGCGGCTATCTTCTTCTCCGCATCCTCACCATCACGTACGAAGACCCTAGTACGTGTTTTGTCTCCGGGGATAGCTACGTACCTTCCATGTTTCTCCAGTTCCCGATGCTGGGCGATTTTCAATTCGGTTCCAGAAGGGTTCTTCTCCAAATCCACTTTACATGGAAGCATTGGATCATTTTCCGTTATCATTTTTTACCTCCTTGTCTTTGTTCATTATTCTATCAATTCTTTTCCTTTCAAGCCATTTTGCACCTTTCTGGAACCCTTCTTTAAATGACTTATCACAAGCCCGACAGATAAGTGTTTCAGGATTATAGGTCAAAGGGCATTTTTGGCACATCTGGCTAAGTCCATTCGCCTTGCCTGCTGCCTGCTTGCATCCACCCATCAAGGACGCAGGTTTAGGCATATCCTTCAGACCAGCGAAAATGCGTATCATATTGTCGAACTCTTCCAGATCCGTAAACATACTTCTTCCTTTGTTCTCGCTTTCAACGATTTTAGCAAACTCCTTAAAATATAAGTCAGCAGACTTATAGTATTCCTTTTGCATGAAAACGATATTGTCTATAATTATCTGACTATCCCTGAAGTTATCCTCTATCTCAGACAACATATTATTGACTTCACACATCATAAGCTGCACAAGGCATATCATACGATTTGTAGTCTCAAGTATCCCTGAATCCTTCGCCTTCTGAATTATTTCCTCTCCTTTAGCTTTTTCTATTTCATCGACGAGATTATGTATATCGTCATACAGCCTCTTAGCTTCGGCTCTGTCTTTCGTAGATAATGCTTTCTTATACTCTATTTTGAGCATATCAAGCTTCCTTTTTAAAAGTTCCACTTTCATTTTTACTTTGTATTTTTAAGTTCGACTTTTTTTATCAGGATTTCAACACAGCCATTCAGTCTATAATGGCAATAGAGTTTATTTTCCATAATTCTAACATTATTTCGGTTTGACTTTTAATAAATATGCCACGACAAAGCGTGGCATATTCTTACATGAGACCATCAAACAGTCCCTTTTCCCTGGGATTCAAAGATTCATATTCATCTCTGAAAAATTCCTCTTTTGTCCGTCCCATCTTCTTTCCTCTTCTGGTATGTACATCGAATGTATATGAAGGAATTGGTATCGGATTTTGCCTTACATCTTCCAACCATTCATCAGCATCTATCAGAAGTTTGTCATAAATGAAGTTCTGCAGGTGATCAGCGTCCCTACATTTACGACACTCGCACAGAAGTATTACTGCCTTGCTGACAAATATTCTACCCTTTGGCTCCTTGCTTCCCTTGTTAACCAGTTCATGACCTTGCCACAAGGCTTCAATCTCTTTCGTTATCACACCGTAACAATCCTCAGCACTTATGGTAAAAAGTCTCTTCCATACATAGTCCCTATATCCACTGGTCCACAACTCAAGAGCAAAATATCCGGCAACCGCCGCATCAGCTCTCCTTATCGCCTTCTGCATGGCTGAAGAAACCTCAAAAAAATCATATCCTCTAACGGTTCTTATAAGCATATAGCATTGACTTTTAGTTTATTACATCAGTAAAATTAAATCAGAATGACAAGTTTTGCAAACAGAAACTTCGCCATTTTTACGCCATTTATCAATACTTGAACTTACACGTTATATTGTACTGAACAAGCTGCTTGGTCTTGTCTTTACCGTTATTGGTAGTTCCCTTGAGATTGATGCTGTCGCCGAAATGTTTCTTTATAAGCATTATCGACCTCTGTTCCTCAGCCTGATTCCTGAAGGCTGCCAGTCCTCCGGAGTTGACGAATGTGGATTTCTGCTCGAAGTTGTATCTTAGGTCAGTAAGTATTCTTCTTTCCTTGTACTTCATGTAACAGGAAATCCAGAAATCCTCCTTAAGCCTGAGCTCTTCATTCCACCATGTGTTCTTGTTGTAAAACACGCCATAAGAACATCCGGTTATCATCTTTGACAACGATAGAAATGCAGTTTCATCGTACATGACCGGAGATATTCGTGCAGTAAATCCGAACAGATGCACATCCAGCATCTGAGCAATCTCGGCAAGATTGAATATTATACGCGTTATCTCGTTCTTATCCTTAATCCTCGACGGTTCTCCTTTTTCTACACATATAGATTTGCATGAGTGAACATCATCGTCAAGCATGAACAAGTTTCCGAAATGCTTGGCCATCCAGTTACGTTTGGGGATGAGTCCTACAACATCGTCCGGATGAGTGACTATCTCACAATCTGGATTGAACTGTCTGTATAGGTCCGCCTGGCTCTCTGCCACACAGATTATCGGGTCGTTCACCAGCTTTTTAGCGAACACCCTGTCATGTCGCTTATGACTTGGTATTACGATTCTCAATTGCATGGCGTACATCCTTAATATCAACTACATTGCTTTTGCTCACTTTACCGGTCTTGTAACTCTGCATGTGCTGCATGTCAAGTGCTTCACGTAACCAGTTGCTATCCACTTCACTAGCCGACATAATGATGAATAGCTCATATTTTTCATCATACTTGGGTATAAGTGGATAAACAGCAGTTTCATCCGTTATGGCTTCGAAACGCTCCTTGAATTCGTCCTTTTCAGGTTCCTGAGCAAACTCAATACCCCAGTCCTGAAGTTCAGACTTATCCCAGTCGTTCATCATCACGTCCATATCATTCTCACCGAATGACACGTTATCCTTTGTCGCATATTCACGCAGCTTCTTTACAGGAGTCTCAGGATTTAGAACCTTGCAAGGAAGTTCCTTGTACCCAAGTTCCTTGCAGGCCCTAAGTCTTAAATTACCGCACACTACAATGTATCTTTCTCCTACAGGATAGACAATTAGTTCACGAAGATTAAGCATCTCAGGACTGTCCTCTATGCTTTTCTTCATTGCATCATAACGGTAATCCCTGAAGAACCGGGGATTTTTCGGAAGGCCATCAAGCTGGCCCTTATTGAAATCCAGCAAACTGATCTGGATTGTTTTGAAATCAAATTCTGTTGTCATATACCAACTATTTAAATCAACAACACTAATAATCAACATCACACAATAGCCGGAACATCACTTAGTCAACGCGGTATGAATTAAACTCAACCTTATCCTTCAATAGTTGTTCGATGTCATTGCATCCTATCTTCTCAAGATAGGTAAGCGTAGCTATTATGACATCTGCGGCTTCTTCCTCACGTTCACTCCAGGATGGTATATGATTGCTTCGCTCCTTACCAGCTTCAGCAAGTTCCCTCCATTCTGACGATATGGCCAGCACTACGGCTTTAGGAGAAGTGGTTTCTGTCATTTTTTTTCGCTTCAACGCTATATCAAAACATCTTTTTGCAAGTCTGTTTAACGTAATCATAATTATCTAAGTTATTGTTATCGGACTATATATCAATTAAGCAAATGATTCAGGGCGAATGAATTTTCTCCATAATGGTTGTTAAGGTTAAACAAAAGAGGAGTCTAAATGACTCCTCAGTATTCTAATTTACTGCTCACTTTCAAGTTCCTTAAGTCTCTCATTCAACTTTTCTTCCTTTTTCCCATAGGACTTACCCAGTTTATCACACAGTTCCTCATATTTTTCAGGATATTGTTCCTTAAACAGCAAATTCTGCAACTCCTGTAATTGTCTGTTATACATAACTGCACTATCAGACAATTTATTGCGGATAAATTCACGGTACCATATCTTCCTGTCATTCTGATGTTCAGTGACATACTTGACCAAATCATTCTCTCCTGTACTTACGCCAATAGAGTCAAGATATACATATCCACACTCCTTTAAAACAAGTGAATCAAAAATGATCTGCTCATTCAAAGTAATATCATCTGGTTTACTTGAATAATCCGTTATCTCATTAGCCCAACTTCGCAATGTCTCAGTTGCCTTCTCAACCATGAGTTCCTTATTGCGCTTAATCTTCTGTCTGATATTCTCTGCCTCAATCTGCTTTGATACAGTACAAGCACCTTTAACAGATGAAGATTTCTTGAGATAATAAAAAGAAACCTTGAATTCAGGCCTTCTATAATTAAGAACCTCAATGCATCTATACAACTCATTATTTTCGAGCTTCTCTGCAATCCTTTCATCAGATTCAGAATAAAAGCATTGATGGTCGAATACGTTATCATACACCACCTCAAAGCCCATATCATTGTACATCCTGACTGCATCTTCCTTTCTCTTCTTCTCATTTTCATTATCCCATGATTTTGGAGATTCAATTAGAATGACTGATTTTCCGAATGTCAGCGGCTCTCCCTTTTTAACAAGATTGTCAGCCTCCTTCATGACACGGTATTTGACATATTCCTGCTGCTTCTTCTCGAAACATTCACGATTAATGCACTTCTGTTCCTTTCCTTTCATTTCATAGAAAAGGCACCCATGATTTGCCGTATTATTGATGCATCCGGAACATGATGGAATCGAATCACTGAAATTATCCTCAGAAAAGAACTGTGCCTTATCAATAACACAGAACAAGTCATCAATATATTCCTTTATATCAGATATGCTTGCAGCACTCTCACCATTCACGTTCTCATTATAGAATTCTTTCTGCGCATCTATATCGAGTTTAGCCAGCAACATTGCTCCTGATATTGGGATAAGTTCCTGTCTTAACATATCTATAAGCTCAGGAATAAGCCCTTTCAGCTTAACTCTGTCCTGAATGAATCTGATTGACTTACCGAATCTGACAGCAATGTCCTCAACCGCATTTCCGTTTTCAAGAAGCAAGGAAAATGCTATCGCTTCCTCAACAGGATCTACATCCTGGCGCTGCAAATTCTCTGTTATCATAGCGTCGAAAGCCTGTTCGTCAGTCATTTCCCTTACTATGCAAGGTATTTCATTGTACTTGTCAGATTTTTTAGCCAGCATATTCCATGCTCGGAAACGTCTTTCACCGCATACAATCTCGTACCTCGGTTCTACAGATACAACCTCGCCGGTTTCTTCATCAATATGTGTTTCTTCATCGCTGATTTTCCTGACTGTGATAGGCTGTAACAAGCCCTGTTCTTCAATATTCTGAGCGAGTTCCTCAATCTTCGCTTCATCAAAAGTTTTACGAGGATTCATAGGTGACGTCTGTATGAGCATCACCGGAAGTTTTTGAATTTCTGCCATAATTTTATATTTATTGGTTTGACTTTTAGTTTATTACATCAGTAAAGATAGTTCAGAATGACAAGTTTTGCAAACAGAAACTTCGCCATTTTATAGCCTTTTAATCACTGAAATAAATTCACGTTCAACAGTCTTTTCAAACGCATTCATCTTATCCATGCTAACACGTACAATACAATGTCCGTTAACTGTAAGATGGACATTGTACCATTCAAAATGACTACATATCTCATCCTTTTTCCTAAGCCCTTTTTTGTTGAACTTTATTTCATACACCCTTATGTTTGCAGTCATACTCTTCAAGCTGTTTTTTCAGTCTTTCAAGTTTCTTCTCTTTCATGAAGGAAAGTATATCATCAGATCTACGGAGCGCTTCCTGTGCACTCTTGTCTCCATGTGATGCCAGAACCTTCAATTGTTTGCGGTAATCATCATAATACAACCCAGATTCCTCCTGAACTCTTACCTTATGCTCATTGTACGATATTACGTCAGCCTTAGCGCATCTCTCACGATTGTATTGATTCAGCCATCCCATGATAACAGAGCCATCCAGACGATTATATATCTCTCCGTATCTACCCTTCATAGCATTTCGGAAAGCCAACTTCAAATCATCAATCTTGAAATACGGATATTCCTCGATAATTAAATCAGTTGTAATGGCTACCTGTGAATCATTCATTGTATTTGACGCATTGAAGAAATCCACAACCTCCGACAGCAATATCACAACAATTGCACGTGCATGATTTTCTCCGAATTCCATGGCAACTTTTACAAGTGCCGGCACTGATGATGCAAAAACATCATCGATACTCTTAGGTTTCAGAATCTGTAAGTATTGCTTCGGCGAGGCCTTTAAGACGGCTAACTGATTCCTTTCTGCCTCCTGCCGTATTGTTATTTCGTTTTTCGTCATAATTACCCTCCAATATCTTAGTGAAGTTTCCAGCCTTGAAAATCCAGTCAAAATCGCACTTCCAGTTTCTGTCGTTACACCCTAAAAGAAATGGACTGGCAGCCACCTTCTTCAATACGGTGAATACAGTTTCCTTGTCGTACTGGGCTATTCTTGCCTTGACAGCCTTGCGCCTTGCTTCGGTCATGTTCACGACCATTGACAATTTACCGTTGAAAGTAGTATTGAAGTATTCCTTCAATCTGACAAAATCAACATGCTCTATTTGCGGATGAGGATTCAAAGAAAGCTCGTCTTTCTTTGTATCTCCTGAAGGAGATATTTCTTTATTATTTTTTTTACTTTTCTTTTCTTTCCTTTCCTTTACTTTACTTTGTGTACTTTTTGAGGAAGAAATCATCATTTCTTCGGAAGAAAAAGCTATATCTTCGGAAGAAATGATGTTATATTCGTGAATTTCATTATTTCTTCTACATAAATCGCATATCTTCTGGTACCTTTCTTGTATTCCTTTTGACGTCAATATTTTTTCAGAATCATAGAATTCCTTAGAAAATAACCCGATTACCAAGCAGCATTTAATGACCTCACGTATATACGCCTCTTCAAAGCCCGTTTGTTCCGATACAAAGAAAGGCAACTCTTCATCCCACCTCATGTAATACCCTTGTTTGTAGATATTACATAGCAGGAGAGCATATACTGTAACAGCCTTACCACCCTGGTATTTGATTAGTTTTCTAATTCTCAAATCTTGAAAAAAATCAATATCAAAAGGGAAATAATCAAGACCAATCTTCTTATTTCTTCCCATATTAATGTTTTTGATACGTTACAAAGCTAAGTTACATTCAGAACTCAATCGGAGTTACCTCATATTCGATACGTGGTTCCTTCTTGTCGATGAACTTCTGAATGTCTATTTGAACACAATATCTGTCATTATCAATCGTCTTGGTCTGCTGCAGGCAATCAAGAAGAATCTTAAGAGAATTGTCCAGATCCGGTCGGTTACTTGAATAATATATCTTTGCTTTCAGCTTGAAATATCCCTTTACCATCCTACCACGTTCCGGACACTGGATATAGAAATTCTTTTCATATTCAGTAAGAACCTTCTGTTTGGCCAGCTTTGCATGACCACCGACATTTACTATCTTATAACAGTTACTCTTACTTGGTATCTGTCCTCTTATCACATACATAAGCTATAGTATTACATTGGTTAATTGTTTTCCGTTAGTCTTTATCATCCACTTTCCTTTTTCCGGCTGCTCAATCCTCAAATCCTCTACCCTACCGAATGTTTTAATATTTCCACACAAATCAACAACCCATCCTTCCTTCCCTGGGTATGGACGGATAACACGACCTATCATCTGATAGTATAAAGCAAGTGACATCGTAGGCCGGCAAAGAACGATTGTATCCAACTCTGGGTAGTCAAATCCAGTAGTGAGGACACCGCAATTAGCGACAACCCTTATCTTTCCGGACTTGAAATCTGACAAGATCCGTTCACGTTCTTTCTTAGGAGTCGTTCCACTGACCACTGCACTGTCTGGTATCTCATGGGTTAGCATTTCAGCCTCCTTTACAAACCTCGTGAACACCAGTATTCCACGTCTCGGTATTCCACTCTTAGGAGCCAGCAGCCTTCTTACCATGCTAATCAGATAGCCATACAGGTCAACACGTTCAAATTCCTTTGAAAGACTCGCTTCATCGAAGTCAGCACCAGTTGAATTCCTTCTGACATTCACAAGTTCTATTTTTGTCAAGTCGTAATACTTCAGTTTGGTAAGGAATCCTCTTGCAAGCAGTTCGCTCACTTGACAATAATAGATTACGTCCGAAAAAACTCTCGGTCTTGTACGCGTAAGGAACTTTAGCATCGAACCGTTCATCGTGCTGCACAATCTGTAAGGAGTAGCAGTAAGTCCGATAATACGTCTCTCAGCAGCTGCGAAGAAATCAGCATACATTCCTTCTGTCGGGTTAACCAAATGGCATTCATCAATAAGAATATACCTGAAATGCTTGAAATCTTCCATGTGATTATATACGCTACCGATGGTGGCGAAGGTAATTCTGTTTATATCCTTTCTCTTGACAGATGCAGAATAGCACCCGGCATCAATGATTCCGTATGTCTGCAGCTTGGCAAAATTCTGTTCCAGGATTTCCTTATTAGGCTGGAACACCAGCAACGGTTCATTCAGCCTTGCTGCTATGTCAGCTATGATGAGGCTTTTTCCACTGTTATGATGAATGAAAAACTGACCATCACAATATAAATGGTTTCCATCTATGGTAAATCCGTAATATTCACCATTACCTATGTAATGAACGGAAAATCCTGTAACAAGAACACTCTTCTTTTGTAAGCGAGGTTTCCCTTTCCTGATTTTAACTTTTGTCGGGATAATATCAAGCTCTCCTGTTATCGTCATTCGGTAATATGTTTCACCGTTTACTATCTTAATTGATTTATCTCCGCAGTAAAAACCAAGCGAACGACAGAGGAATGCAATATCGTCAGCAAGCCTTTCGGATTTAGTGCAATATTCATACATGTTTCTATCCTTATCGTAGTAAGAATCTGTATCAAGCAACCCTGCAAGGAGTTCTAATCTGTCAGATTCGGAAGCTGTCTTGTAGTCCATCGGTATAAACTTAAAAGCAGATGTCAATCCTGATAGACCAAGACTTTCCAAAACCAATTTTATAGGATTGGGTGTCATCCTGCTCACTCTAATATTAGAAAAGCAATAAGACGACGCAAGGTTGTCAGGCTTTGTCGCTTTCCTTACCTTTACATTATGCTTTGCTGCAAATGAGTACAAATATTCCTCAACTTCCTTACGTTGTGACGTAATGCTTATTCCATTTGTCGAAGTGCCGTCACCAAGATACAATCCAAGAAAGTAAGGTTCAAAAACCTTTATTTCCTCATTCCCAAAATCTACGAATTTCACTCTTCTCAGTTTATGGAGATGTTTATAATTATTACTCTTCGTGATGTATTCTTCTACTGATATTTCGTCTATTCTTGACATACAAGAAGGATGATTCTTCCCTTCATTCGTTTTGTAAAGGGACAGTATATGACCTCCATTTACAATAAATGTCTTACCCTTTATTGGCTTAATCTCATAAAGTTTGTCAATACCTCTATGAAGCTCAAGCACAGTACGTTTTTTTCCGTCATCTCCTACAAGGCAATCTCCTACCTTTATGTCCTCAACATTCTTCATAGAACCGTCATACATAAGAATTTTAGTTCCTTTTGCATGACAGCCGGTGGGCAACACCATAAGATAGTTCTTTCCACCTTTCAACCTATAATGTGATATGGCTGCATTACTGGCCTTCTGCTGGTAATCTCGTAATTGAAACTTCATATACTTAATATTCCTTTATGAACTTTTTCGTGACAGGAAGCGCACAGAGTGACAAGGCAATCAAGGTACTCAAGTTCCTTTCCAACAATTGAAACACCATTTACCTTATATCTCTTGTGATGCACTTCCAAAGGATAGCGTGCTCCGCAAATCCTGCACTTATGCCCATCCCTTAACCTCACATTCCTTGCAACCTTTTCCCAATATGGATTGTTAAGAGAACGTGCATAATTGGACTTGCGGCCACGCTTATGCTGCAATCTACTCATCACCTACAGCGTCATTGAATTCTTCTTCACCCATAACTTCACCATCATTATCTGGAAGCATGTCATGTTCCTTGTCAAACTCTTCATCAGAAGGTTTCTCAGGAGCAGGGAAGTCAAGACCGAACAGCTCCATCATTGCTACACGGTTCTTTTCTTCCTGAGCCCACAATGATGATTTATCGTAGGATGGAATCTTTTCAGATTTGGCCAGTACGACCTTACCGTTAAGAATGGAATAATACAGGAAATACCCATTCAAAGCGATACGGAATGTCTTTGTAGCTGGAAGTTTCTTTTCCTCCGTTCCTTCCTGTACTTTTGCAGCGTAATCCTTAATCTGCTTGCTCAATGAATTCAACCTTTCCTCAGCATCCGTCTTGATGCGTTTGGCTTCCTCCTTAGCATTCAACAAAGCATTCTCAGCTTCAGGAAGCTCCTGCTCTACAAGCTTGCAGTATTTCCCACGAAGGTCCGATTTCTCCACATCATCCATGTAACGCAGCGCCATCTCGTTCTCAGGGAACAAAGCATTGAAGTGTTCATTCACTGCCTTAAGGATGTCTTTCTCACTCTCAGCTTTCTCAAAATGCAGTTCCAATGGAAACTGTTCCCGAACTGCTTCCGGAAGAACAAATTTCAGTTCTTCCGGTTCGTAATCTTTAATTATTGCCATATTAATATTTGTTTTCGTACTCGGCTGCAAATGCCGAATAATATTGGTCTGTAGGTAACGGTAGCTGTATTCCGTATTCTGTCATTATATCAGTCTTGACGGCATCCAGGAAATGTGACATCTCCATTGTGCTAAGTCCCTTTGTGCCCCTTGCAAGTTCCGTCCTCTCACCTTTCGGGGTGATAACCATCTTCGTAAGGAATTTCTTACAATACAGGTCATGTATCGTTTCCACCCCTTCCTTTGTACTCCAGTACGCTTCACCGGTGAACTCACGTAAGGCACCACCCACGCATCTGAACCACATCCACATGAGCGCGTTCTGGTCAAGCGTCCTGGTCTTAGTCTTTCTCTTGATGGTAAGAGTATATTCACCATTACGGAGAAGGCTTAGCATGAAGTTGAAATCCTTGTCCATGGTAGCCTTCCCGTCTTTCTTAATAATTGTAGCCTCCATAACAATCAGAACGGTAAATCATCACTTGGAGTCCCTGATGGTAATGGAGCGCTCGAAGAATTATTCCGTGAACTACTATCCTGTGAACCACTCTTAGATGTTGAAAGAATCTCCATGTTATCTGCGAATATCTCTGTAATATATCTCTTCACCTTACTGTTATCCTCATAACTTCTGGATCTGATTTTACCTTCGATAAAAACCTTGTCTCCCTTGTGTAGATATTTACCTGCAACCTCAGCAAGCCCCTTCCATAGTACAATGTTGTGCCACTCTGTCCTGTCCGGTACCTGAGTACCATTCTGCAACGTGTATCCCTTTTCCGTCGTTGCCAGTGTGAACTGGCAGACTTTTGTTCCGGAATCAAGCGTTCTTACATCAGGGTCCTTTCCAAGATGCCCTATCAGCATTACCTTATTAAGCATTTTCTTCCTCCTTTCTTAATGTGATTCTTATAGATGCAGCAGTTTCAGTCTCCTTGATGTACTGTTTATACAACTCGGGATGCTCAGATTGAAACCTCTTAGTGTCGAAAGATTTTTTGATTCCTGCAGGTGTTATGGTAGCTTTCAATACACCTGTGTCCCACGACTTGACATCGTGTTCAACCATTGCGCGTTTCAACGAATCCTTGAAACCGTCAATGAACGGCTGTATTCTCTCAACTTCCGCTACAGCTTCAAGATATTTGTTTATCACGTCCTTTGGCAATAGCTGTACTTCATCCTGCTTGTGTTCAAGTGCAGTTTCAGTATCAAGGTAACGTGTTCCCTCAATCTCACACTGCAACAGCCTTTTGACCTCCACGTCAGATTTCCGGACAAGTGGAATAAGCTCTGACTTTTCATTGTAAAGCCATACACCGTACAGTTTAGAAACCTTCAGCTCAGGATTCTGCTTTTCGAACAGGTACGCATATATTGACAACTGCCATTCGAGGTATTCAATATCCGGCTTATACGTTGTCTTGATGTCGGCAAGTGCTATAGTGCCATCCTTCTCCCAGACACAATCAATGTTTGAAGCGAAGTGCTCTTCATCTGATACAGTGTATTCATTGTCAAGTGCAGAATAACCGGCACCAGTACGTATCATCAAGTAATTAAGTGCCTCATTGCTTTCTGGCTCAAATCCCGTTACATCTGCGAACTGGCAGTCATGATGAACCTTTGTTCCCCTTTCTGCAGCCCTTTCTAATACGAACTGAGGAACATCCTTATACTTATCCGGGAACAACTGTCTCTTAATCATTCCCGTTATTCCTGAAAGCTGCTTGTCGCCCAGGAAATAGGTGTGGTTCTCTTCATTGAAAACCACACCTGACTTAACTAATTCTATCATTTGGGATATTTTTTACACATGTTCTGAATCTCGTTCTTGAACTCAAGGTTGTTTTGCATTGCAGTATATTTTTTCCACACAGCATTAATATCAGATCTACTCTTACATGCCCTTACTTTATCAATCGCTTCCTGAAGCTGTTTACCGGAAAATACGCTTGAATTTTGTTGAGGCTGCTCAGATTTCTGTTCCTTTGGCTTTGGGAACTGGTATCTTATAGCACCATTGTTGTCTACAATGATACATTTACTAACCTCTCTGTTCTCGTCATACTCAATCTCGCTTACAGAGAACTTAGTATAAGTAGAACATCTACCCGAAGTGCTCTTACTGATTTCGCTTGGCTCAAGTTTTACCCAAATAAAAGGCGCCGAGTAAAGTTCCCGACCAATCCCCCAGTTGAATCCGGCACGCTTGAATGCATCGGAAGCCTGACCTTTCTCCTTTTCCGTATTGGATTCAGTTCCGACATCCTGCTTGCTCACCCATTCCTTTTTCTTTTCATCGTAGATTGATATGGTGCAGAATAGGTTTCCGTTCACAACTTCGTGGTCTCTCTTCCAGTTCATGGGGCCGAACACCTCATCAAGCAGCCTCATATCCACACGGGCATCCTTGTACAGCAACAATGTACATCCTTTCTCATTGATTGTACCGATTCGACATTCAATCTCGTTCGCTTTCAAGGTTCTTATGTTACCAACCTTTTCAGAAAGTGTCTGTTGCACTTCTTTTTCTTCCTGATTATCTTTTTCAGGAACTTCTGTTTTAGCTTTTCTTTCATCCATAATTAAAACATTAATGGTTTGACTTTTAATTCATTACATCTGTAAAGGTAGTTCAGATAGTCAAGTTTTGCAATCCGAAACTTCGCCATTTTTACGCCTTAACCTTTGTTCTCATTATGATAAATAAAACCCTGGGGAATACGCCCCAGGGCACATCACACACAATCAATCCTTTCCGATTTCGCGTTACCTTTCAGATAGAGTCAACGGCTAACCGATGCCGCGCGGATGAAACCCTGCGCTATCTTCGCCCTACTTTCGGATTCAATAACGGATTTCTTTCAAAGGTTTGTGGTACCGGCAGGATTCGAACCTGCAAGGACTTACAAAGGCTTTAACATGGCCACTCTCAACCTTATGCCATCTCACTTTGAGACGCGTCTACCAATTCCGCCACGATACCATAGAGTCCGAAGTTCCGACACGGTGCCATTGGCGTAACCCCGAATAGGCTTTCGGACAAAAACTATGAGAATAACACCGGAACAAGATGTAAATTGTGGGCACTACGGGAATCGAACCCGCATCTTCGACTAACAATAGAGATTTCTAACACTAACAAACATGGAATGGAATTATGCCGATGTTCTACCATTAGACCAAGTGCCCAGGAAAAAAATAGTACGGACGACTTTCACAAGCCAGTCCGTACACCAAGAAATTAAAACGTAAACATTTATGTAGAAAATAACCACCTTCACAGGCTTTTAGACTTGTTCCTTTTTTTATGTCTCTTCTTGTACGAACAGTACCTTAACACATCAGCACCATTGCAGAACCATTTTCCGTTCTGACAATCTGCCTTCTTCTCAGCACGTATCTTACCGCTCTCAACAAGCTTTTCCAACCGGTTCTCGGAACCGACTATTCCTGATGCCTGAGACTTGCTGAACTTTATTCCTTCCATTGCAAGAAGTATGTTCTCAAGAATCATTCCTGCTGTATTATCTGACAATATTGTAGTCATAAACTTCCCATTTAATTCGAACACCATCAGCTAACACGTTTAACCGTTACAATTCCGGCTTCACGGTCTGTCTTGCATTTCCATGACATACCTGAAGCACGTTCAACATCCAACCTATTGGCTATTGTACCCATAAGAGAAATTCTCTGATGAATACCAAAAATAACCTCTTCATCTATTTTCATGGATCGTAATGTCGATACAATAGGTCTTTTGCCCATAACTTCTACCTTTCTTTCCATATTATAACACAAGCATATACCGATGCAATTACAATGATTATACAGGAGCATATCCATATACCCTGCACCGGACTTGGTATTGTGATTGCTCCATACAACATGCCAACAGCACATATAGCTACCATCAGCATACATATACGACTAAATACTTTCATAACTAATAAGTTTAAGTTCCGAGAGACGGATTCGAACCGCCACCTTCACCAAAAATCCTTATGCCCTCAGACTGGTGCCGTTCTGCCATTAAACAACCTCGGAATGTTCCCTCCGGAATTTTATAATCATGGAATTTCTCCGGAGGGATTTCTTAATTTTACGCTGTCAAACTAAAAAATTAAGATTTATGAAACATTTTATCGAACTTCTTCTTAACCACTTAGATTCCTTATCATTACTAGTAGGAATTATATTCTTTTTTATCAGAGAACTTTACAAGTTGAGTATCAGAAAAAAAGAACTAAAATTCAAAACATTCTACTCAAACTCCGTCAATTCCATATCAGAATTCCTCGACTCTTTTCTTTCATACAAGGCAGCAATGAGAAACATCAACCTGATTGACATCCTCAATGGGCAAACAGACATCCTTGAATTGAATAAGATAGCTTATGAGCCTCTTATTGACATGAAAAACAAGAACCTGAAATTGCATTTCTACCTTGATAAAGAACTTTATGAAAAATATGATTCACTCGTACAAAGTTCCTCACTGCTTTATGATGAACTCAGGGACATAATATACAGCAAGGATTTGCCATACCCCGATAAAATCAATAAATACGAGGAAGCATTCACGAAATTTGAAGAGACTACAGAAAATTTCTTAATCCAAGCAATTAACGAATCTCAAAAGATGCTCAGCAATCATAAAGAAAAAAGAAATCATACATAATACAGAACAAATGACCAACATCACAATCGCAATAGGACACCAATAATTGGCTCCGTTAAAATCAAAAGGTCGCTCTTCCTTACACGATTTCCATATTTCATAAACAAGGCATGGAGAAACCATGCCGAATGCCCATGCTGCCACAAAATAAAGCATTGCAAATAGATTTTTCAATGACTCGGCAGTTTCTATCGAATTATCTATAACCATAACAAACTAATTTGAATCAGGGCTGGAGAAGGGAGTCGAACCCTTACATCAACGATAATCATTATTGCATTCATCTATTTTTTTATAACCCAGTGTTGCGCTCTACCGTTAAGCTACTCCAGCTATATCATATCGTAAAACCTATTACAATAGGCCGAATTGCTACAATTCTACACTCTGTCGGACCGCCCGTTATCCACGGTGAATTACTATACCATACCAGTATGTCCGTCAGCCAAAAGATGTCAAGGAACTCTTCTCTATTGTTCCCGGATAGGCGGTCAGGCCACACCGGGATGTGATTTGTCAATCACCGAAAACACTAATTCTCATCTCTTCCTTTGAACTAAAGAGTTCTTTCTCGGAATAAGATGCAAATGCTTCACTGGAGCATTCCTTTTCTTTTGGGACCAACATATAATAGTAGTTCTTCTGTACTCCATCGGAATCCACACAGATATTGATGCTCCTGATTGTTTTCTCTTCAGCCTTCATTCCTATAAGTGTCCAGACTTTCTGTCCTGGCTGATACTTGGTTGGTTTAATTTCCATAATGGTTTTGACTTTTAGTGAGGTTTTTATTACGCAAATTTGTATCTCAAATAATCGGCTTCACTTGCAAAGCCGGGGTCAACGCTGCTGAAATCATCATCATTTTCAATGTGGCTTTCAGCAACTTTGAGTTCATCTTCAAGAAAACTTATGAAATCTTCCTTGCTGTCGTCTGTATTGAAGTAAGATTGCATCTCTTCTTCTGTCATAGACTTTGCTTTTTCGATGTCAGCTTTAAGACTTTCAGCTTCATTTTCGTAGAAAAATTCATCAGTTTTCATTTTCAATTATTCGTTTTAATTTCTATTTTTGTATGTGTGTATGTTTGTATTGCAAAGGTAATCCCATTTGGTATAATATGCAAGCAAAAAGCAGAATAATTATCCCATTTGGTATTTTTTTAACATTTATGTAGATTATAACTATTATGATGGTTGAAAGGTTAAAACAGATAATTTCCCATTTTGGAATATCTGACAGGCAGTTTGCATTGAGTTGTGGTATAGCCCAGAATACTTTAAGCAGACAGCTTAATGGAGCAAGAGAATTGAGTTTAACAACAGTATATACCGTATTGAGTTGTTATCCTGAAATCTCAGCAGAATGGCTTCTTCGCGGTACAGGAGAAATGCTTCTGACATCTGAACAGCCAACTGCTTCAAACGAAAACGACAGATTAAGCAAGCTGATTGACACAATAGCCTTCCAGCAGGACACCATCAACAACCTGCAGGCAAGAATAAACGAATTAGAAACAATAAACAAACGCCTCGAAACGCAAGTAGCATTATATCTGGGCAAACAAATCGTATAATGAGTAACTTTGAAGAAAACAGAAAAGCGAAAGAGGAACGAAAGGAACGTGACAAAGCAAGCCGGGAAAACCTCGGCAAGTTCTTCTATGATTTGGCAAAATTATCATTTGCCACACTCGTTATAGGCAGTACAGCTTCAGTTATCATTCAAGAAAACAATCTTGAGTCTTGGATTATTATCTCAATTGGAGCATTCGTAACATACATTTTTGCATATATTGGATATAAAATAATAAAATGAATAGGATATGGAAGCATTAATAGCATTATTCTCGGTAATGGCAATAATAGGATTAGCTATAGCCATTTGGCTCAATACAAAATCTGGTAAAAGATGGCTTGAAAGTTTGTAAAGTATGAATGCAGGATTATTTATTTTCATAGTACTGGCTATTATAGCCGTTGCCTTCTGGATTTACACAGAAACACCATAAGGCAAAAAATGGATTAAGAACTTATAATGCAGAGAAGAATCAAGGAACTGGAAGCGGAACTTATAATAGCAAATAATCAACGTAAAATAGGATAATATGAAAAGATTTATTTTTATCACACTTGCACTAATTATCAGTACAGTAGGACTGTATGCAAATAATTACATTTATTGTGAACTTGTAGGAACCTCAAAACTTCTTAGCAACAAAGTTAAGGTACAAGTTGACTATGGACAGGAAACCTCTTTCTGGAAAGGAATATCATACATGAAAGACGAAAACGGAAAGAATATAGAATTCAATTCTATGGTGGATGCAATGAACTACTTCGGAAAACAAGGATGGGAATTTGTACAAGCTTACACAGTCACAATGGGAAATCAAAACGTATACCACTGGCTATTGAAAAAAGAAGTATCTGAAGAAGAACTGAACAAAGCATTGGAAACGGAAAAGTAATAGCCTTTACATAGCATCTATTCTTATAATTGTTCATTCATCATTGACAACGTAGAATCACCTGAATAACATGATATGCAGAAATAGAATCTGGGAAGAATTGAAACAGGCAAAGGCAAACATTATCTGCATACAAAAATATACAGATAAACGAAGAGGATACAACAGGGCATATAATGGCTTTGTTGCCATCACAGCCTCTGCAGGTGCATTAGGTACTCTACTGAATGACAAAGTGCCGTTCTTCGCTTCTATGCTGATAGGATTCGTATCTATTATAAAGTCTGTACTTCCAAACTTCGTACAAGGTGAAAGTGAACTGTCATCGCTAGATGTTCTTGCAGACTTCTACAACAAATACATGAACTCGCTTGAAAACATCTGGTACCGGTTAGACCATGACCAAAGAAATAACAACAAATGGGAAAAGATTATACAACAAAAGACCTTCCTGGAACAGTTTCAACACCTCCTCCACCAAAACCGAAAAAGTGAACTATTCCTTTTTCTTTTTCCATGGCGGAGGTTCAGGAATATAATCAACTTTTATACCTAAATCAGAAAGAATGTTTTTCAAATGCCAAACAAGCATTTCATCACTTGCATTCTTTTCACTGATAAGGTATCTCATTTGATATATGATTCCTCTAATTGCAGTTTCAGATATTTTCAGTTTCTTAAACATATCGCTTTTTGTTGCAAACATACAAATATTTTTCATGCAGAAAGCTAAATTGCAATATTGAGAAATATCATATTAAAAATATATTCCACTTTTATTCCAGTCGGCTAAAAATCAACATTTATAATTAATTGATTTTCAACAGGAAGTATCACATTCACAAGATTAAGTCTAGTTTAGTTTTTGTAACCATACTATTTTCCGCCTTGACGCACATTATTCACAAACCTACCTTTGCGC